TGGATACATAACCCTAGTGAGCGGTTTTTAACTGTTTCCTGCGTTAATTCCTTAAGTCTTGAGCATGCACAGAAGAATAGATCATTACTCGAAAGTAGCTGGTATCAGGATAATTGGGGATATAGATTCCCTCTTCTTAGAGACCAGAACGTTAAAAGCTTTTTCCAGAATACCAAAACAGGATATAGGCAATCAACAAGCGTAGTATCTAAAACTGTCGGTAAAGGCGGTTCAATCATTATTATTGATGACCCTAACGACCCAGGGGACTTATCTGAAATCAAAAGAGAGAACGTAATTAACTGGTGGACGCAAAGAATGTCTACGCGTTCAAATAACCCGGCTAATGACTGCCGAATAGTTGTCCAGCAAAGAACGCATGAGAACGATCTAACCGGTTATATCAGAAAGAATGACAGCGAGGGTGATTGGGTAGAATTAGTGCTGCCGCTAGAATTTGAAGAAAAGCGCAAGTGTATTACCGTGCCGCTTGGCATAGATCAGGTTATTTGGGAAGACCCCAGAAACAAAGAAGGAGAAGTAATTAATGACTTACGCTTTGGTGAGAAGCAAGTCAGTGAATTAAAGAAGTTACTCGGCTCTTATGGATATGCTGGGCAGTGTCAGCAAAGACCATCTCCAATTGGCGGCGGAATAATCAAGAAAAAATGGTTTAAGTCCTGGACTAGCCCTATTAAGCCTAAATTTGATTACATATTGCAAAGCTGGGATACGGCAATTTCCGATGAGCCGACAGCGGCCTATTCTGCCTGTACTACGTGGGGAGTTTGGGGCGAGAAATCCGAGGATGAGTTATTTAGGATGATGCTACTCTCTAGTTGGCGGGGTCGTGTAGGATATCCAGAGCTCCGAAGCAAGGCTCAGCGCTTAGCCAAAGATTATAAGGATACCGGCGAGCATAAAAACCCAATGCCGGCTCAAAGAACTGTTGATTGTTGTTTAATAGAAGCAAAGGCAACGGGCGATCCTTTAATACGTGATCTAAGGCTTGGAGGAGTTCCTGCTATAGGCTACACCCCAAAAGGCGATAAGAATGCAAGAGTACAGAGAGCAGCGCCTCTTATTGAGTGCGGACTTATTTATTTACCGACTGAAGAGAAAAATCCTGAAAGGCTAACTCCGTTCGCTGAAGAGTTTTTAGAAACAGTGATAACTTTTCCAAATGGGGAATCAAAGGATTTGGTTGATTCGATGACGCAAACAATTTTATACCTCCGAGACTTTGATACTTTAATTCATACAAGTGATGTTAAGGAAGATGAGACAATTACTAAACCTAGGAAATTATACTAATGGCAGTAGGAAGTAGAGCCTTGAAAGAGGCGAGATTAGATAGCATGAGGAAAAGACGGAAGAAAAGGGATAAGGTTATCCCCGATTTATCTGTTACCGAGAACCTTGAGCCTGAATTTCTAAATTTGACTCAAGAAATGCCGATGGAAGAACAAATCCTACCACAAGAAACAGGTAGTTTAGATGAACCGGTTTTACCGGAAGAAGAAGCACTTATTTCCCTAGAAGATCAAATCTTATCACGTATAGATAAGAAGGGCGAAGAATTAGCACCTCCGGATGCTACCTTTAATAGTAACTTTGCGGATGATATACCGGAAAGCGTCAGAGATAAAATCGCTGCTTACTTAGAAGAGGTAACAGAAAAAGATACTAAAAACCGCGCACCATGGCTTGATATAATTGAAAAGGCTAAAACCTTACTTGGCTTTAAAATTGAGGAAATACAAGACCCAAATAATGTCAAATCTAAATCCAATTCTTCCATTGGAAACGCTGCCCAGGTTAAGACTTACGATACTACTTTCTCTAGCAGCGTGCTCCGGCTCTGGGCAACTCTTCGCTCCGAGTTACTCCCCTCAACCGGTCCTGTAGGATTTAGGACTGATGTTAGTGTTAGCGAAGATTACGAATTAAAAGGCGAGATGGTTAGGGATGCTTTAAATGAGTACTTAACAGTAGAAGATAAGGGTTTTTATCCAGACTACGATCGGTTCTTATTGTACTTAATTTTATATGGGTGTGTATTTCGTAAAATCTACTATGACTCTATTACAGGTAAGCCCTTAAGTAGGTTTATCATGCCTGAGGACTTTTTATTTGATAATAACTGCTCAAGTATTACCGAATCAAATCGTCTAACTCATATTAGATACCTCTCTAAAAGAGAAATCCTTTTTAACATGCAAAGCGGGATATTTTCAAAAGTTGATCTTGATTACCTAGATAGTGTAGGTAGCAGCGATGGAGAAGAAGCAACGGACGATTTGAAACCAAAACAGGTAGACCCAACAAATTCCCGTTTTCCTTTTTATGAGACGCACGAATATCTGGTTTTGAATGATTTTTTTGACAATAACAATGCATCTGAGGACTATAGTATACCATTACCTTATGTTATTACCAGATGCGGCAGCAGTAATCAGATCGTATCACTTACGCCAAACTGGGATGAAAACGATCCAACTAAAACAAGGATTAACTGCTTCATTCATTATAATTTATTCCCCGGGTTTGATGTTTTTGGACTGGGGCTTGCTCAAATACTTGGCTCTAATTCAAAGAGCTTAACTTCCATGCAGCAAATGGCGATTGATGCAGCTATTTTCCAGAATTTCCCGGGAGGGATGAAGGCTAAGGGAATAAAAACTACTAATAATGATTTGAATATATTACCTGGTCAATTCGTAACTGTTGAAACCGGTAATTTGTCCTTGCGTGATTCAATCATGCCTCTTCCTTATAATGGACCATCGCCAGCTTTGCTTGAATATATTAACCGGATAACTGCTCAAACACAGGAGCTAGCCTCCGCAACAGAGATGGGACTTACTGAAAATAATCAGAATACACCTGTCGGTACTACGATTGCCTTGCTTGAAGTATCCAATCGGATGCAATCGGCAATAATGAGAACAGTCCATAGTAGCTTTAGCACCGAGCTACAGCTCTTTTATAAAATGTTCAATCTTAGCACGCTACCTCTAGATAAAGAGAGTTTAAAGGTCATTCCCGTATCTGATCCTTCTGTTGAATCTTCTACGCAGAGAATAATCAAGGCAGAAAGTATTTTAAAGTTAGCTAGCAGTAGCCCTGAGCTACATAACATGCGAGAAGTATATTTAAAAGTATATCAAGCCCTAGGGATTAAGGACATTGATAAGATACTACTTCCCGAACCACCACCGCAAGAACAGCAGGAACAACAACCTATAGACCCGGCATTACAGGTACAGATTGCTGACATTGAGCAACGAAAACTTGAAGTAGAGTCAAAAGAACGTCTAGCTCACTTAAATATTGAAGCTGACGGCTATAAGACGCAAATGAGTATCGAGCTTGATAAGGAAAAACTGGAACAAGAGAAGTATTTAGCTGAATTAAAAGTTAATGAACAACAACAACTTGCTGAGCAGAAATATCAGATTGAACTTTTAAAGCTCCAGTTAAACGAGAAAGAAAAAGTAATAGACACGTTAACCAAGGAACAGGAAATGAGTACTAAGAACGAGCTTGAACTACTAAAGCTTGAGTACAAGGCAAAAGAAGCTGAGTTAAAGGCACAAGTAGAAGCTCTAAGATCGCAAATTTCATCCACACCAGAAAAAGAGGAGATTATTTATGGATAGGCAAAAAAGAGAGTTCGCTACTCGCCAAATGCAAGAGAGAGCCAGAGAAAAAGAAACGAGCTGTAATAAGTATGCCGCCGGGGGAGCGGCTAAAATTAGAAAGGACGTTGCTACAAAAAGCGGAGCGGCAGTAAAACCTAGAAATATGGGGAGGAGCGGTAAATGAACCGAAATAACATTTATAGCCGAGGTTCTTTTACCTCCGGCTTTATAGGAAGTATTGAGTCTGAAATTGATAGATACAGGCGTATTTTATGTAATCCGGCATCAATTTCTACGCTAGAGGATTACAAATATCATGTGGGATTAATTGAGGGACTTGAGAGTTCCCTTGAACTCTTTAACAGGCACATAATAGAGGTAAATAACAATGACTAACTGTGAAATAGCCAATTACAAACCGGAAGATTTTAAAACCAAAGGCATTGATCTGGAAGCTTTTAATAAGGAGGTAATGATTGAAAGATTTAAGGAAGTATCGGTTACCGGCATTAACGTCTTAATTCTTATTTACAAACCCCCTGTTGAAGAAGTTACAAGAGGCGGAGTTATTATTCCGCAAACGGCCGTAAAGGATGACCTGGAATATAACTCAATGGTCGGGATGGTATTAAAGCTGGGCCCCGATAGTTATAAGGGCGATCAGTTTCCAAGCGGCCCTTACGTCAAAGCCGGAGACTGGGTCATATTCCCGCGTGGTTCATCATTGCAGTCAAAATATGAGGGTGAACCGATCATTATGGTAGAGGATTTTAAAATCAAGCTGCTAGTCGATAATCCATCAAAAGTATCAAGGTAAGAATATGTTTAAAATAGATATTGAAAATACAAGCGACTTAAACGCTGCTATTCCACCTTTAAAAGAAGTAGCCGAAAATAAAGATTCAAAGAATGAAGCTAGCGAGGCAGAAGTAGAAACTAAAGACTTAGGGCAAGATACTCAAGGTGTAGATAGTAGCGATGATAAAAGCGATATTTCCGCAGATGTTTCCGAAAAAGAAGAAAAGCCTACTAAAACCTCTGCTCCTGACAAAGACAAGGAAAAATACTGGTCTAAATTAAAAAAAGAACGTGAAGAAAAGGTAAAGCTTGCTGAGCAATTAGAGCAGTTACAGCAAGAAAAACTACAAATGGAACAAATGCTCAGCCAAGCTATTAATACCGGTTCTACCCATTATAAGAACAATGTTGCCAGCGAACTTGAAATGGCTCAGGCACGGCTTCAATTAGCACTGGAAAACGGGGATGCTGCTGGAGTTAGCAGAGCTACTGCGGATATTTCAAAGGCGACCCATGCCTTAAATGAGGCATCTAGAATAGCCACTTTTCCTAAAGAAGAATACTCACCAGAGCATCTAAATCAGGTTCGAGCTAGGGAATATGAAGATAGGTTATATAGCTGGCTTGAAAGTAATCCTGAAGTAGATAGAAACGCCCCTGAGTATGATGAGAAGCTAGCGACCTCAGTATTATCCTTTATTACTAAACTGGATCGTAAATACCAAAGCGGAGGAAAAGAACATCTAATAGGCTCTGGTAGTTATTACGGCATGATTGATGATTATATTGATAATTTAAAAATGCAGGATACTTCCTCAGCCATGATTCCTGCCAAACATTTTGGAGCAGTTCGCAGTCGCGCTCCACGAGAATCAATACCAGATCCAAAAACAAGGGAATTAAGCGATAGAGAGAAAAAGGCAGCTCTTGCTTTTGGTATGTCTTACGAGAGGTACAAGGAGCTTCTAGATCAACGTAACAAAGAAATGAGGTCAAAAAATGGCAATTAAATATAAACAAGACAAAAATAATGAATTTCTATCTATTGATAGAGATATCAGGGAGCATGAACTTGAAGGAAGTGATTTTGATTTAATGTTCACTGATTCAACCTGTCCTTTTAAAGCTTTAATTGATGAGATAAAACAACCGGGCGAGGAATATTACTTTGCCTTTAATAGCCCTGAACGTATTAATAGGTTACTGGCAAAGAAGTGGTATATCGTATCTCCTGATAGGCTTAAAAACAAACGTACTTATAGAGGAGACTTAAGATCGGAAAATGATTGTATTACTACCGGTGATACTATTGTTTTAGCACGTGATGAACGCTACGGGCTAAAAGAGCAGCAATATTATGAACAAAAAGCCGTAAGAGTAATGCGAGATACTTTGCAAAAAGTACAGACCGATATCTACAATCCGGTCATGCCGTTTTCTGATAGAGCAATGTAGAAGAATATCATGTCATATTCTAAAATCATATTAAATAGCGATATTAAACTATCTTGGCCTTATCCCCGCACTGAAGGAGAAATCGCCAGCGATATTAATAATGTTAGCTCTAGCAATGATGCGTATACAATTACTTTGCCGCCTGCCAATACTGTAGAAACCGGTACTAGCCTGTTGTTTAATAATGTCGGACAAAAAGACTTTACTCTCTTATATAATGACGGAACGCCGTTAACTAACGTAATTATTCCAGGGGAAGTAATACAGATATATCTCACTGAGAATCTAACCAGCGCGGGAGTATGGCAGGTAATACCTTTTGGTGGCGGTAGCAGCGGTATAGTAAGCTTTTCTACGGAAAGCCAGAATAACAGCTTGCAGATTACAAATTCAACTGTTACTCCTCCGACCGGTAACATCATTTTTAAAATTGCCGATTCGTTAAATAATTTAAATAATCTAGCTACTCAAGTACAGAATGGGTTTTTAGTAATAACCGGCAATACTCCATTAAGTTTTGTAACTCGAAAGATAGGAGGCGGCTCTAATATAAACGTCCAAAGCGGTGATGGGGAAACAAATGATGTAATTATTAATTTAGCAGATTCTCTAGTAGGATTATCCAGTATTAATGTAGGTAATCTCTTAATCTCGGTAAATACCATTACTACGGCAAGCGGGAGTGAGGATATTAACCTCGCTACTGTAGATGATGGAGTAATCAATTTAAATAGTACTCAAATTGACAATGTCGGTAATATGACAATACCGGGGAAGATTATAAATCCTGCTACTGCTAAGGCTTATTGTTTCTTTTACGATAATAATGCCCCGACTAATAATATCCAGATAGAGAGCAGCTTTAATATAGCCTCGGTTAGCGGAGCGCAAGGGTCATATGTTATAACGTTTGCTACTCCTTTTCCTGATGGTAATTATTTAGTATTACCGGCATTAGCACGCGGAACGGAGGTCATAGCGCCGTTTCAGGTGTTCTTTAGGTCTAGATCAGCGACGGAGGTCATCATTTTTGCAACCGATACGCTCGGTAATTTACTTCCTGTACTTGATGGCGTATCTGTTGTGGTATTTGGTAGTTAATTTTTAAAGAATTTAATCGAGAGAATATGTTATGTATGAATATCAAATAGAAGAAATATGCGCGCTATCAGAAAATAAATATTCTGTTGAAATATCTTTGGATGAAGATGGGTTATATAGTCTTATTATTGTGTTTGATTTCCCAAATGATTTTTTTGACGATTGTATTACAGGATATGCAACCAGTAGTCTAAAAAAGATGTTAGCCGATGACGATGATTTGTATTTAATACGAATAACTAGAATAGCTTTAGGTAATGAAAAAGTAAAAAATGATCTAAGAAAAGGAAAGAAAGCTATATTTAAAATTAATTATAAAAAATGGGTAAAAATATTTAATCAAATCCAACAAGAACAACTAGAATTAAAAAAGACAAAGTTGGAGTTTATTTTAGCTCAAGGGATTGAAGATATCTAAACAACCCTAAATTAGTAGTACGATTTGCAAAAGTAGCAGTATTTTTGCTATAATACAATTAGGTAAAAAAAGTCATAACCGGGCTTAAAAAGGTTCCCGTCATTGCTAGACGTTAAAAGGCGTAGTTTGTAGCTAAATCTTCTAAAAAGCTACCTCTGTCATTGCAAGATACAAAAAGGCTAGTTTTGAAACTTATCTATAACAAAGTTTATCGTCATAACTAGACGTTAAAAGGTCTCCTGAGCTTGAATTAGCTTATCTTTTTTTAAATTTAAAATATTTACGTTTTTTAATAATTAATAATATACGAGGAAATTATGTCTAACGGCATTAACGCTCCTTATGGATTGCAAATAGTTCAATCTCAAATAGGAAATGGCGGAACACAAAAACTAGGTCAATATTTTATTTACGCATCCGCTGACGGCTTAACAACGCAGCCAAACAGTATTTTTCAAGGTGATCCCATTAAATTTGTAAGTGCTCCAGGCCTTTCTGCCATGGCAGGAACGATAGCACCACAAAAGTTATCAGGTCCAACAAACGGATCAGCGGTACAACCTATTGCAACGGCAGAAGCAGATGCTTTCCTTGGGGTGTTCATAAGCTGCGCTTATACTGATGCAAATACCGGTATACTTGTAGAGTCTGATTACTGGCCAGGCGGTAGAGCGGTAAAAGCTGGCACACGTATTATTGCATATGTTAATGACGATCCAATGGCAGTATTTAGAGTTCAAGTATCAAGTTCTCTTGCAGCTGCAACAGGAATTACTTTTTTAGCAACCGGGTTTGGTCTTAATGCCAATTTATCAGTAGCAGGAATAACCTTCACGAATGCTAATGCTATGGCAGGTGGTCAAAATCCACGTACCGGTAGCAACGTATATGGTTCTGTTTACTATCTCGATGGCTCAACTTTAGCTACTACAGTTACCTTAGACGTAAAAATTATTGGAATTGATCCTGTAATTACCGGTAATGCAAATCCTACAGGATTAGTACCGGGAGTAGATATGCCATTTACTAACCTACTAGTTAAGTTTAACAAGCATATGTACGGATCAAGCGGCGTATTAGGTCCAACAGCCTGAGGAGCATAAGGTTATGTCCATAATAACAAGCGGTAATATGCCGTCTCTTTTAAAGGAAGGATTATATCTACCAAAAAAAAAGAAGGAAAAAACACCTGTTAAGGCAGGATCAGTAAAGAAAAGTAAAACTAAAAACAAAGGTAATTAATTATGTCTATTATAACAACCGGTGATATTCCAAGTCTGCTTTGGCCAGGTCTTTATGAGGTAAAATCTCAGTATGATCGGTTTAAGGGGGAATATACCAAAATCTATGAACAGGCTAATTCTGTCAAACATACTGAAAGGATGGTTGATATTAGAGGGACTGGCTATGCACTTGAGAAAACGCAAGGTGCTCCTATTAAAATGGATACCATGGCTGAGCGGTTTGTTTATGAATTCGTCCACCGGGAATTTGCCCTCGGTTTTCAGATTACTAATATTGCCATGGAAGATGATCTTTATGCCGATCAGTTCTTTAATGGTACTAAATCGCTTACTACTTCTTATGAACAAACCAGAGAAGTAGTAGCCATGAACCCTTTTAACCAGGCATTTAATACGGCAGCTACTTTGGCTAACGGACAACCTCTTTGCTCCTTTTCTCAGCCTTACGATGGCGGGGTTTATTCTAATCGCGTTGGGGCAAATAACAACGCTAATATTAATGTCGACTTTAGTGAAGTGGGTGTTGAACAAGCAGTAATACTAGCAGGTAAAATGAAAGATCAAGCAGGACTGCTAATTAATGCTCAAATTGAGAGATTGCTACTTCCACAAGATTTAATGTTCTCAGGTTGCAGGTTACTTGAATCTGTATTTAGAACAGGAACGGCTAATAACGATGTAAATGCACTTTATAACATGAAGGCTATTCCACAAGGTTATGAAGTAAGCCATTTCTTAACAAGTCCTAGCAACTGGTTTGGATTAACTAATGTTAAGGGAAGTCGTAAGCATTTTGTAAGACGTCCGCTTAAAGTAAACGTAACAACTGATCCCGTAACTGAAACCATGTCAGTACTTGCATCTGGTCGTTATTCTTTTGGTATGTTTACTCCTCTTGGGGTAATTGGCGCAACAGGTTCTACAGCTTAAACCTACAGGGATAAGTTTTAAAAATCTGTTAAAAAAAGAGGCACTAACTAAAAATAACTAGCTAGTGCTTCATACAATATAAATAAAAGGATAAATTATGTCTCAATTTTATGAATATAATTGGCCTGCTCCCATAGCAAACGGAATATCGCTTTTTCAAACACTAACCGCAAATACTCCGCTGCTGTTGAATGGTTCTTATGTTAACAAAACCACAAGAATAGTTAATTTTATTGATTTCGGTATTGTTCCAAGAATTACTCTTAATTCAGTGGCAAATCTTTCCGGTATTAATTTTCTTATTACCGGTTATCAGAATGGGGTTTTTATTAGTGAAACCTTAACTGGACCAAATAACACAACAGTTACAAGTGTCAACTGCTTTGATAGTGTGGTGCAGATAATTCCAAACAGTACTACAGTCTCTACCCTTCAAGTCGGCGTTGCTTCTGTTGGGTATTTTCCAATGATTCTATTAAATACCGCTAAGACCAATACTTCTTCTATAAGCTATGCCTTAAATATCGTAGCAGCAACAGTTAATCCTGCTACTTATCAGGTATTTTTATCGCTAAAGAATAATTTAGGTCTAGGGAAATACGATGATTTAACCGCCGCCGCTAATGGTAATTTTGCACCTCCAGCCGCCACTGCTACGGCATCTACATTAATACAGTATAATTCTTTAGCTTCCAATTTGCTCATTAAAATTGGCCCTAATGCAAGTAATTCAGTTCTTAAAGCTCAATTCCTACAATTGTAACTAAAAAGGAAGATAAAATGCCGGCAACTAGTGGAAGTTATAGTTTTAATAGCATAAAAGGAGAGCTGATTATCAGAAAGGCTTATGAGTTAATCGGCATGCCTCTTAGCATGGTAACTGCCGAGCAATATAATTCAGCACTTAATATTATTAATTTTATTTTAAGTGATTGGGCTAACTCTAACGTCAACTTATGGACATTAAAGCTAAATCCTGTTTTTTTAACTCCAGGACAAGCATCCTACCCTCTGCCGAGTAACATTACTAAAATATTTCAGGTATTCTTAAGAAGCAACGTAAGACAATTAAATGGAACACCGCAATCAAATACCGCAAATACTTATGATGGAAACGGCGGAGGAATTGCTGCTTATGCTTTTGATGGTAATCCACTGACAAGATGTACACAAGACGTTCAAAACGGCAATATTTCTTATGATTACGGTTTAGGGGTAACAAAGCAAATCAGCATTATCGGCATTCAAAGTTATGTTTCTAATCGTCCATATAGCTTAGTTTTAGAAGCATCACAGGATACGATAAATTGGTTTCCTGTTTTTACCCCTCCTCCATTATATCCATATCAAGCACATGTAATTTCATGGTTTTATGTACCTGATCCAATTTATGCAAGGGCATATAGAATTAAAGAAACAGGAGGATACACACTCGATATTGAAGAGCTTTATTTTAATAGTATAAGCCAGGATACTACAATGAGCGAGGTATCCAGATATGAATATTTAACCTATCCCAACAAATCACAAATCGGTAGACCTACTATTTACTACGTTGATTACCAGCGGACTCCATCCCTCTACATTTGGCAGACTGCTGCTCCAATGTATAATTTAATAATGTATAGCGGTCAAAGTAGTATAGAAACGCTAGAGAATTACACGCAAAGTATAGATATCCCATCATATTTTTATACTCCTCTAATATACGGACTCGCTAGCATGCTAGCAGCACAATACGCTCCTGAAAAAGAAGAAGGCTTAAAAATTAGATATCAGGAAACTTTAAATCCAGCAGTGATTAATAATACAACGGAAGTACCGCTTAAACTGGAGGTGTATAGTGACTAGCTTAAAAGTTATCCCTGTAAATACGCAAATGGGAGATTACGTTAGAAAGGACGTAATTGAACCTATTGGAACTTGTGATTATTCAGGGTTTCCTTTTAGCAGGTCTGATTTAGTTAAACAATATGAATGGCGAGGGAATCAGTTAGTCTGGACAGGAGCAATAGTCGGGCGTCCTTTTGTTGATGAGCCAAACGAGCAGAATAGACCACCGCAAATAAAAGGTGATCCGAAAGCCGTACAAAATCCTCGCCCATTTGGGATAGAGACCCCGCAAGGCCCTGAGGCAACTGGTAATAGCTCGCCTGTTATTTTAGAAGATATCAACTTTACAAGTGATGATATACCTCCTGTTTTACCTGATTTTGCCGGTCAGAGTGTTAGCAATATAGACGCACGAGAGCGTTTGGAATCGTTGCACCAAATTAAGTTCTAAAGTAATGGCTAATAATTTTAATCCGGGTTTTGATAGAGAAAAAGCAGCTTTTATAGCGCTAGCTAATAGAGGTGAAGGACTCACTCCAATTAACTATTTATATGCAAAAGAGGCTAGTTTTGAAAGTATTTTGTCTCCTGTTATTACCGGCGGTACTGCTGAGCTTTATACAATATATGCAACCGGTATTAACTCTGCGAGCATCACTAATACTGAAGATATTATTACTAATAGGCTAAAATGGAGTAATCCTTCTAATGATTATTATGTCGGCTTTACCGCCGGTAATCTAACCGGGAACACCATCTGGAGATTACCGCTGCAGGATGGAACTGACGGGCAAGTACTAGCAACAAATGGCAATGGTATTCTATCGTTTATCGATGCCAGCGGAGGATCAGCACCAAAGGATGCTACATATATCTTGCAGCAACCAAGTATCGATCTTCCAAACGCTCAAGCCTTAAATCAGCTAAATAATGGTTTAATGAAGAACAATGACGGTGTTATACAAATTGCTATCCCTGGAGAAGATTATTTAAGTACCGCCTTGCCTTCAGGTCAATTATTTATAGGTAATAGTTCAAATATTGCCACAGCGCAGCAAACCATTACCATTGATAACCTACCAAATTTAGGAACTACAAGCATTAACGTGCCTAATCCTCTTGATCCGATTAACCCTATTACAATTTCAGGAGGTAAAATCTGGCACGGCACTGATAGCAACAGACCGGAAGAATCTGATGCCTTATTAGTGTTAGAAGGAGATATTGCCTTAATTAATTTCAGGTTTTTTAGCGCTAATTTTATTCTTGGAAAAGGTAACAGCGTACTACAAACATTAATGCCGGGTTCACAATTTCTATCAAATCTCCCTAGCGGTTCCTGGATGCAGACAAGCAGCGCAGGAACAGGAGCGATCGTAGCAGCTACCATCCTAGAGAATCAACTATTGATGGGTGGTTTAAATAACGTGCCGGAAGCACGGCAAACTATAAATATTGCAAATCTACCCTCCTTAACTGATGGGAGGGTCTGGCAAGGGGACGCAGCAAATAGACCGGTAGAAGTCCAATTAAACCTTGCTCCAACCGATGCTACTTACATAATAAAAACTCCGAATGTCAATTTACCTGAAGCACAGGTTTTAGAGGAACTAGGGATAGGAATGGCCAAGATTGTTGCCGGCGGAGCTTTTGCAATTGCAATTGCCGGCGAGGATTATGCAACTATTCAGCAGTTAGAAGAAATAGAGCAGCAATGCCAGCAGTATGCAGAGCAAGCGGCGACATCAGCAGAGGAGGCGGCGTTATCAGCAGAAGAAGCAGCAGCGTCAGCAGCAGAGGCATCAGGGTCAGCGGTAGAAGCTACGGCTGCGGCGGCAGAAGCTACGGCAGCAGCAGCAGAGGCTACGGCGGCGGCAGTAGAAGCATCGGCGGCGGCAGTAGAAGCATCAGGGTCAGCGGTAGAAGCTACGGCTGCCGCTGCTGCAGCTACTGTTTCTGCTTTAGCTGCGGGAATTTCAGCAACTAGTGCATCAAGTTCGGCTTCTGATGCTCAGCAGTCGGCAAATAGTGCCGCAAATTCTTCCTCAAATGCCGCTGCTTCTGCTTCTAACGCTAACATTTCCGCTGATAACGCAGCAAACAGCGCAAACGAAGCTCAAGCCTATTTAAACACCCTTTTAAATACCGGATTAACTCTGCAGGGAGACGTAAGCGGTGGTGGCTTATTAAGTATGCCGATTGTTACTACGTTTAAACCTAATCCGGTATTTACCGGTAACAGCTCAATGACTATGCCGGCAGGTAACAGCATGCAAAGACCGAATGCGCTAATTCCTGGAATGATCAGGTTTAACACTTCACTTTGATTTTATGGTAAAATTTATTAAGAAAAATAAAAGAGAAAACATGAGCAATAACTTAAATGACCATAACCTAAAAGCGCCATTACCGACACCTACCGGAAAACCTGAATTTACCGATGGAATAAACTGGTTTACTTTAGCAACTGAAGATTGGGTGTTAAATAACATTGCTACGATACCTGCCTGTTTAGTAGGAACTATTAGTAATTTAACAGCTATTTATGCAAATGGTACTAATGGGACGGGAGCTACTTTAACTAATTCAGGAACGCAAACCGCACTTGTTATTGATGGAGTTGCTTTAGCTGAAGGTAATAGAGTCCTAGTTAAAGATCAGACAGCTGCTTTGCAAAACGGAATATATATAGTAACTAATATCGGTTCTACTACAACTAACTGGGTATTAACAAGAGCTGCCGACTTTGATTCTCCGTCTCAAATGGTTAGAGGTGATGTAATTAACATAATTAGCGGAACAGTAAATGCCGTAACTGCTTGGATGCTTACCGGAGCCGTTGCAACTGTCGGTACGGATAACATTGTTTTTGCCGAATTATCGGAAAACAATATTGTAAGCATTGAGGGCAGCGCTAATCAAATAATAGTTACTGTAAATAATAACATAGCCACAATTAGCATTGCACCTAATCCTATTATACCAGGTAATGCAGGTATTACAATGCCTGGCGGCTCTACATCCGAGCGTCCTAACAATCCATTACCCGGTACTTTAAGATTTAATACAGAAATTTAAAATGAGCAAAAATAAAAGAATATTAACAAAACAAAAACCACAAGCTCAGCAAATTGTTAAGCTCGAGTATTATGATGGAGTAACGTGGCAGACTCTTAGCGATGAAAGTTACGTAGAAGATAAATCATTGCAAATATGTTGGGATTTATTAAACGATGATACGGAGGTAATATGGCAACCACTGTAATTGTCGGAGGTATAAAACCGAATTTAAAAATCTTAGGAGATACACAAAGATTTTTATTTGAATATCCTAATGGAATTTTGAGATTAGAAAATATATTACCGATAGAATCTAATGTCATTAATTTAGACCTCGATCTACTCAATATTCAGGAGAAGGGATATAGAGCAGGTTTTTTTTCTGACTCTAGTAATATTAATGGGACGTTTCATTTAAGTTCTCTAGAATATCAACAAAATCAGCAAAATTCCGGTATAATTGGAAGTTTTTTAATGACTTTTAATGAAAACAGTTCGGATCAATTTTTATTCTATAAAAATATAAATGTTAATAATAACAGAATCTCTAATGTTGCGACTCCTGACGCAGACACAGACGCCGCTAACAAGATATTCGTAGTAGAGTACGTAAACTCTGTTTTACCGGTCAATACTGTTTCTTTATTAGGTGATATTACGGGGTCAGGAGTAACAGGAACACCTATCAATACTTCTTTAAGCAATGTGATTAATAAAACTACAAATCAGATTTTTAATTATACCGCTACCGGAAGTACTGCTGCAAGCTTTGATTTTGATTTAACTATTCCTAATAGTGCTAATCAAACCATGAAACTCCGAATGAATAGGGCTAATACTGGTAATGGAGCTGGTTATGAATTTCAGTTTTATGCACCAACAAATGGAATAGATACTCTTACTTTTGGTTATAATTCAGGTAGTCAGTTCGGGGCTATCTATTCTATGGCTAATAATGCACAGGTTATTAATTATAACTATGCACTCAATATCAACGACTCAGGCAATTATAAACCTTACAGCGGGAGTTACGGTTACCTTAATTCAAGCGGCAACACGGGAACAGCATCAGGGCAGAATCCTTATTCAATTAACTGCAATAATAGAGTCAAAGCTTCCGAGTTTGATTCCGTTTCTTCTATTAAAACCAAAAATATTGAATCTTCAAGCAAAGATATAGAAGAGGAAGCGTTAAAGATATTTAGTAAAATACCTTTCTTTAAATACAGTTATAAAGATAAAATTAAAAATGGTGAGGGGGTAACTTTTGGGGTTATTGCCGAACCTTTAAAAGAGATTTTACCTGATTATGTCGTAGAGGACAAAAGTTTTGTCCCTAACATATTACAGTCTTGCCTAATTAAACCGATAACGGAATGTAGCTATGAATTGGTATTTAAAGAAAAATTAACCAACATTGAAGGGAGTAAACTACAGTTAATTTTACTTAATAAATCAGTTGAAGTAGAGATTTTAAAAACTACCCCAAAGCGGTTAATTATTTCCTGCTCTGAAAAACTACCGGGCAACGGGTTTGCTTACGGCACTTTTGAAACCTGCCCGTCAGTTACCAAAAATAAACTTTTTGAATTATCAATGGTAGTATTAAAAAACACCTTAAAACGTGTAGATATTCTTGAAAGAAAATTAAAAAAACTTAAAAGGTAAATATGACAATAGTAAATTTTGGATATGAAAAAAAGATTATAACTCCTGATGAATTATTATCTTTAAAAGAAGAGCCTTTTGTTATTTTAGATACAACGATTTTAAACTGTATCATTCCTCATAGAATCGGCATAAGAAAATTAAAAAATCTTGTGCCTTACAAGTGTCAAGGGGCAATCTTAAAAGTAATGCTTGGTGAACTTGTTTTTGGTGAAGTAAATACCATTGATTTTTTAGACATTTTAGAAGATCAATTTATCTTAATCAACGTCAATAACTGCAATCCTAAACCATATAAATCCGTATTAGGTTACCCTTTAACTTTAGTAAATGATGGAGAAGAGTTGTTAAACGGCGATGCTGTTTTGGAAATACATGTTTTTTATTCTGATATAGGACAAGAAAATTAACGATACCGGAAACATAAATTTATTATAACTTTACTAGGAGAAACAAAAATGAGCGTTCAAAATTTGCCAAATTTAAAAATCGTAACTCAAACCCAAGTTGATTTATTATATTTTAATAGTGTAGTAGCACAAGTGTTTAGCCAACCTTCTATTTATGCTTCTATACCATCAGATGTACAATGTGTTAATCAGAATGGTAGTTATTTATTCGGTTATTATAGCCCTGCTAATCCAGAAACGCAAAAAGCATGGTATCTAGCTTTACAGTCTTCAACAACACAAACTATTGAAGATAGTAATAATTTAATTGCACAAGTACCAGAAGGAGCGCCAAAAGGCTCTGATCTAATAACTATTCTTAACACTCTTATTACTGATTGTCATTCAATTCAAGCTTTAATACCTCCCTTAGAAACATTGTAAATATTATCTATAGAGACTTTGATGAAAATAGATAAAGTTCTTTCTTTTGATGGCGGCGGCATGAAAGGTTTATTTTCTGCTTATTTCATGAAATACTTTTGCCGTGATGCAGGCATACCAAGTAATCAGATATATAAATATTTTAATATTATAGCTGGGACTTCTATCGGAGGTATTCAGGCCTTAGCATATGCAAGCGGTTATAGTCCCGATGATATGATCGAGCTATTTTTAGCTCAACAGAATCCTTTAAACAACGGAAGTAACAACCCAAGTAGTATTTTTTATCCTCCTGTCTCAACATTGCAGAAAATAAATACCATTCTATATGGCGATCAAACATGGTATCAAAATACAAACTTAAAAGCCCTGCTAAATGCTAAATTTGGGCAAAGCAAAATGTTTCAGCTAAAAACTAATGTACTAATTCCTAGCGTTGAAATCTATACAACGCAAGTACCAGATGTCGGCACTGATGTTAAAGCTTATCGTCCGGTGTTATATTCAAATATAAAATTCAGAGGGCTCGAAGGTCAGAATTATCTAGTTCAAGACGTAGCTTTATCAACAAGCGCCGCTCCTATTTATTTTCCAGCAGTAAATATTCCGGAAGTTACTACTCCTGATTCTAAATTTATTGACGGAGGAGTATTCCAGAACAACCCCGCAGCATTATCATGGGCTTATAACAATGCTATTAATCCTTCTGCTAATCGTACTTGTATTCTATCGGTTGGTACGGGGCTTGGGACAATAGGATTATTTGATCCAGTACCAGTGCCGCCTCCTGAATCTATAAAAAAATATCTTAATGAGTTTAGAAATTTTTTATTGTTACATAAAAATTATACAACAGAAAAAACAGAAGAAATCGTTAATTCAATCCTTCCTGATTTTGAAAATGTTTATTTGTTACTTGATTTAATATCATTAGGAATAAGTGGACCGCAAGAGGCGATTAATAAAATCTTGGAATTATTATCTTTGTATGGCACTAAAATAAATAATCAGGATTTATTTTATTATCGTTTTAATACCATTTACGACTTAAACGAAGACACAGAACTTGATACTACTAATGCTGATTTTTTAAACTACATACAAACAGCAGCAGAGCAGCAATATCAACAGGACGCCATAAAGATACAGCAATTTATTCAAAAATGTAATTTTCAAAAATAATTACATTTATACGATTTTTAAGAGTTATAAGTACTTTGTGTTATAATAAAAAAGAAAAAGGAAACATATGGCAGACTTATCAAATATTACCGCTTTAAGTGGTCTTACTATTACCAGTGATCAAACCACCGGAACTAATAATCCTAACGCTACTTTTGCTTTTCCTAGTGTTACCACTACGCAGAGAGATAAACTAGAAAACGTTACTTCTTACGTAGTAAATAATGCTACATATAAGGTAAAACCTGGCACTGTGATTTTTAATATTACGACTGGTTTTTTACAAATTTTTGATTTTGTAAATAATGCTGGGATATGGCAAAACGTACTTTCAATAAATACAACTGCCACTGGAGCAGGTCTTACTAATGGAACACCTTTTGTATTTCCGTCCGGGCCGTCTACTTCCGTTGAAGTAGCCGTTAATCAGGTAAATGGTTTTACTTATTACGATACTACAAGCAACACGTTAAAAACTAGATTTAATGGAGGATGGAGAACTGTTACTACTGTTTAAAGTTAACAAATGAATTATACTACTCTCTTTAACCAGATTATAGCTTATGCCAATAGAGGAGGTAGCATTGAATTTGCTACCGCCATTCCCTATTTTATTGAGATGGGACAGCAAAAAATCTGGAAGGAGCTAAATACTCTTGGTTTTCAAAAGGCATTTGACGGTCAGTTTCAGGCAAATAATGCTAATATCTCAAAACCTCCCGATTGGCAGGAAACTATCTCTCTAAGCTATGGAACGACTGACTCTTTATTTACAAACAATGTAATTTTATTTCCAAGAAGCTATGAGTTCTGCATAAATTATTGGCCAAATAGCGATACTGCTACTATTGATAATCCACCGCTATTTTATGCCGATAAAATACAACCGAATATTAAGCCTTATGATAGAATTTTTATAAGCCCAACTCCTGCTCAAAATAATGTTTATCGGTTAATATATAATGGGCGACCCGACTTAATTACAAATGATAATCAAACCAATATCCTAACCGATTACTACCCTGATCTTCTATTTTATGCTGCTTTTTTAGAGGCTCTTATTTATTTAAAGGATGATCAGAGAATGCCTGTCTATACAAAATTATATCAGGAAAGCTTAACGTCTGCTAATAATTTGACCAAAGATCGTTACATCGATCGCAGTGTAAAAAGAGATATAGGGTAATTTATGGCTACGCAAAAACAGATGTTTCCTATTACCTATAAGCCTGGAATACTGCGTGATGGTTCATTTTTTCAAGGAAGTTACTGCACGCGGGGGCAATGGGTCAGGTTTTTTAGAGGCCAGCCTCAGAATATCGGTGGAATGAAAAATTATGTACTATATATACAGACTATACCTGAACTTCTACCGCCAAGCTCCACTCCAACCGCAGCTCTTATATACTATGATAGTGATGGGAATAAACACATTTTAGTCGGAGTTTCTCTTGTTACCCAGCAACATAAATATAGCCTAATAGATGCTACTTATAACACCGCTGGTTCTAACACCTTAACTTATTTTACAAAATTTCCTAATCCTACGAATACCTTGACACAATTTGTTGTAGTAACAAGCATCATTAATGCTATTCCAACAAAGGTAATATTGTGCTTAGGAATGAAAAACTACACAGATATTAACAGTAGCGAAGCAATTAGCGCTATTTTCGTGAAAAGGGAAATTGCAGTAGAGAATACAGCTTTTTATAAAACAACTTTTCCTGATTTTGTTTATCAGGAAGCAACAGGTGGAATGCTTTACGTTGGAAACAGATTATTTTACTACGGTAACAACGGACTTGTCAGGTGGTCTTCAATTGCCGCAGAAAAATCAGGGCAGCAGACAAGTTTACAAAAACCATTCCTGTTTTTTGAAGACAAATATTCTATCAATATTAGCACCGATAAAGTAATCTACGGCGCAGAATGGCGAGGAGGAACAAACTCGCCGACTATAATCTTCTGGACACTCGGCTCCGTTGTTCTTATTAGCAATACTACAGGTAGTAATAATCAGGTTATTGATGATCCTGATGACCTTTCTTTTAGTAAAAAAATATTATCAAGGGATAGCTCCATTTTATCTTCAAATAGCGTAGTTGAATATGACGGAATATTCTATTGGCCTGGAACACAAAGATTTTTTGTATTCAATGGCGTAGTTCTTCCACTTGAAAATAATCTTAATCGTCAGACTTTTTTTGATACTATTGATATGAGTAAGCGTCAGAGGGTCTTTGGTGTCAAAAATGTAAGCAGAGATGAAATATGGTGGTTCTACCCTGAAAAGGGGAAAGATGCTAATGTTGGATGCACCAGAGCCGTTATTTACAATGTTGTAGATAATACCTGGTATGATACGGATATAGAGCGAGCAGCCGGGTATTTTGATAATACTGGCGGTAACATGTATACTGTAGGAAAAAACTTGAGTCCTTACGAAGGTGATAATAACAGTTATGTCTGGCAACATGAAGTCGGAAACGATCAGGTCAATCTTTATAAAGCACCAGACCAGCAAACTAAAGCTATTCCTTCCTTCTTTACCACACCTATAATTTCTTATGCTACCTTTAATCCACAAAAACAGATAGCAGGAATTGATTACAACATAGGTATAGAAAGGATAGAGCCTAATATTGTCGGAACAAAAAAGATAAAGATGACTGTTAGTATCAATACGTATGAATATCCTGCAAGTACTCCTGTAACAACCACTTATGACCTTACTGAGGATGTAGAACTAGAGAGTATTATTAGACCTGCTATTAATGAACGCAAACAGGGGAGAAACATTAATTTTACTTTTAAATCAGAAGGTATCGGTTCCGGTTATCAGATGGGAACTACCTTTGTTTTAGCTGAAATAGATGATGGTAGACCATGATTAGCGTTTATCCCAAATATATTAACGTTAAATACTGGGCAGCTACTGTTTGCGATGATTATTCGGATTTCCCTCTTCCTGTGCTTCATGATGAAACAAAATGGGCAGCATGGGCAGAGAATTTAATAGGTATCGAGCCATTTGCAAATAGAGGAGTACCGAGTCCCTATAAGGGAGGCAGGAAAAATGAACTTGCCTTTAAAAACTGGGAAGACTGGGCAAAAAAAGCCTATTTGGTTATGTTCTCGCAAGAAAATAATAATTTGTAAAAATCACGATTTTCCAAGGCTACAAATGTTCTGTGGTATAATAAAAAAGAAAATATTATCAAAATGTTAGTTCTCATTTTAGCAGTCATTATTGGTATTGGTTCAGTATATTTACTTGGGGATAAAAACCCTGTCGAAGAAATCGCAGAAAAAGTCATAGAGGAAGAAATAGGGATAGACGTTGATTTAACTCCAAATAGTAAAAAGTATTCAAAATGAGTACATCAATAATTATTGCTCTAGACCTTGGTACTACTACCGGCTGGGCTACTCGCGAGGCAGCAGGCAACATAACTTCTGGAACAGTTAGCTTTAAAACTGGGAGATTTGAAGGAGGTGGCATGCCTTTTTTACGTTTTAAACAATGGCTTACCGATTTAAAGGCAACTTTAGGAGTAATTGATGCGATTTATTTTGAAGAGGTAAGAGCCCATAAGGGTGTTGATGCCGCTCATAAATATGGGGGATTTGTTGCTCACCTGACCAGCTGGTGCGAACATCACGGAATACCTTACTCTGGCATACCTGTCGGAACGATAAAGAAGCATATTACCGGCAAAGGAAATGCTCCTAAGGAGTCCGTAATAACTGCCGTTAAAAACAAGGGATTTTCTCCCATTGACGATAATGAGGCCGATAGCCTTGCTCTACTTGATTTTGTATTAACAAACCATAATAAAGGTATTTAAAATGTTTAAGAAACTTAATTTATTAATCGCTACTGCTAGCCTTTTATTCTCAAAAGTAGCTATGGCAGATAGTAAATATTATATAAAGGGGGGAATGGGAATAAACCATATCCATACAGTTAAATTTAGTAATCATGATTTTGAGGGTAAAATAAGGCTAGCAAATAGTTTTCCTTTAATTGAGGGAGGAATAGGTTATAAATTAACTGATTCTATTAGAGCTGAAATCCTTTTTGACTATTATTTTTTATTTCATACCGCTGAAACTTCATACAATCCTAACAAGGATATTTTTAAAATATTAGTAACAACCAAAGCTGATAGTTTAATGCTTAATGTATATAAAGACGTATTAAAGCTTGGTAAAATAACTCCTTTTATTGGTGGAGGAGTTGGAATTGCTACATTAAAAGAAGTCGGTAAAGGTTTTGCTATTTCAGCAGAAGATAAGATGCATTTTCCTTTGGAAAGTACTCAAAAAAAGACGTTTTATAAATTTGCTTATAAACTAACCGCAGGTCTGGATATGAAAATTAGCGAGACAGCTACGGCGGAAATAAGTTATAATTACTTTAATCTAGGAAATAATAAATCCAGAAATATCGGTGGCCTTAAAAATATCGGCAATCGTAATTACGGAGTTCATAATATTACCGCAGGTTTAAGATTTGCAATATGAAGTTAAAAGAATTACCAAAAGCTCCTATTCAAATACAACGGGATAATTTATTAATTGAGGTAGAACAGTTAAAAACCGCTTTACTTCAAAAAGATAATATCATTGCTACAAAAAGCAATACTGTTACAGAATTACAAAACCGCTTAAAAGTTCAGAGCGATTTAGCAACTGCAACCAGTACGCAGCTAGCTAATACACAACAAACTTTAAATTCAAAAATTCTAGAGTGTAATACTCTAAATGAAAGAATTGCTACCAAGGATTTGATTATATCTGAAAAACAAAACACTATTACCCAGCTACAAAATCAAAGAACCGTAGAGCATTTAAGCATCCAAGAAAAAGAAGCTCTTATTGTAACAATAACCCGTGAAAAAGCTTTACTTGTAGAAGAGCATCACAAATCTATAGAAGCATTAAGAGAACAATTGGAAGATAATAAATTACTTATCTTACAAAAAGAAAGTAGCTTGAGAGAACTAGAAAATCTTAATCGTGATCAAGCTTTATCAATGAACAGGCTTGAAGAAAGGGTGAATATTTTAAATCCCTCTTACAATCAACTTGAAACCGATCTCTTAGAGAGGGATAGCATCATAAAAACTCTTGAAGAAGATAACCATAAAAAAGAGTTGGTTATTAAAGAAATGAACAATAACCTACTAAAGAAAGACCTAATTGTTCAGGAGTTAGAAAATAAATTAGTAATTTCCGAAATAAAAACTGCTCCCGCGATAAACTATGAACTAGTCTTATTAAAAGAACAGTTAACTGATAAAAACCTAATTATTGAATTGTTAAAAAGTCAAAAAGCTCCTGTGTTTGAAATTTCCGATAGTAAAATACTGGAATCATTGGATTTTGATAATATCGACTATAAACTAATTACGAATGCGCCTTCAACAATAAATCATGATATTTTAAAAATTGAAAATATCCCACTTGCCCAGTCTGTATTATTAAGTGGTGATGTATCTCTCATAGAGGAAGAAGACTCAAATTAATATTGCCTATTTTTTAGGCAATTCTTGAAAGCTTAGAAAAATAACCTTTGTTAGCTTAATTCACAAAGTTATCAAGAGTTTTGTGGATAATTAATCTAAGATTTTGACGTTACTTGCAAATGTCTTTTGACCTTTGATATTTAGTTCGTATTCTACTTTCTGATTCTTTTTAAGCTCTTCTATACCTGACTTCTTAAGGTCGTTTTCATGGAAAAACACATCTTTTGAACCATCATCAGGTTTAATAAATCCATACTTGCCTTCGGTAGAATAAAATTTAACAACTCCTCTTTTCATAAATATAATTTCATTAGTTAAATATCCAACCCAAAATATCAGATTTAACGTGTACTTAAAAGCATTTCTGGTTATTCCGGTAGGTTATTCATCTCCTGCAAATTTTTATTTAAAGCTACCGCAGAATATCCGGTAATTGCTTTAATACGATGATTTAAAGCGGTAGTAGTTGCAAGGTTATTAGGGTTTTCTGCTAATTTTAAGGCTAAATCCAAAAACTTTTTATCGGTTAATAACTTGGTTGCACCATATCCCCCGCCAAGAAGCTTGGCTGTGGTAATAGGATCATAAAATAATCCAAAAATTGCCGCGCTAATCCCACCGGTAGTAGCCGTCCCTGATGGATTAGGAATATTTTTACTTTTTATAGCCATAGCTTTAGCTACAGTGCCTAATTTTTGTATTTTTTTAAAAGTCTCAGGAGTAAGCTGTTTTCTAATAGATACACTATTTTTAGGATTGTTTATTGCTTTAGCAAGAGCGTTATAAGATAGACTTTCAGTAGCGTAATTCGTAGCTTTATGGCCAAGTATATTTTCCAGTTTTTCTCTTCTAGCTACATCCCCGTATAATTTATCAGCTTCCTTAAAAGCATCATACCACTCTGGGTTACTCTTGCCGTACTCCTGGATATCCCGTGAAATCGCTTTTTGTATTTTCTTAAGCTGATTTTTAACTCCCGCGTCTGTATCCCATTTTATAATCGAATTCAGGCTCTTTTTAGTCCCAACAAGTTTATTAACATCATATTCTTGTAATGGTAACTTTATAGGACCATACTGACTGACTATCTTTGATGCCGGTTCAATCTCATTTTTAATAGTTTCAAGTGACTGCAGGAGGCTTTTTTCATCAGGGGAAAGAATAGCCGTATTGATTTTAATATCATCAATGGCCTTTTTAAGATTAACCGGTAATACTTTTGCCTCCTGTGGTAATGAAGTCGCTACTTTATTATATAAACCGGCAATATGACCTTCTACTTCTGGTGTCCTTGATGGACCAATTTCATCAAAAATATCACTTAATACTTTTTGTGTCTGTTCTTCGGCAAGTGCATATTTATTTTTTAACTTATTACCAAAAATGGGAGCTTTCCCCACGTACTGATCAGCTAAGGCCGTTAATTTAGAGTCGGTAACTGCTGCAGCAGGCAAATCTATGCCTAAATCTCTTGCTGCTCTAGCAGCCTCAATATTCATACTCTTAGGCGTTAATCCCATAAGTTTCATTGGTATTTTTGCTAATGTCTCTTTAGGTTTTGTAAAGTTATTTAACAGACTTTTACTTTTAACAATAGCAGTAGGAGTAGCAACGCTGGATATCAGATCAGATACAAGCGGATCAACTCCTGCTTCCTGCATTACTCCCGATCCTCCGCCTATGCTACTGCCTGTTCCTATATCCTTGGCAAATTTGGTTAATAAAGATTTACCACCCCCTCTAGCTGCTATTCCAGCAGCATTTACTCCGGCACTAGTTGGAAGAGGGAAGCTCGCCGTAGCTCCTCCAAATTCTCCTGCTTTATATAGAATATTCCCTAAACTATCATTCTCCTTAGGTTTCATGGAATCTAAAGATTCGAGGGCTTTATTTGTAGTATCAGACATTACTTGCGCCGACTCTGGCAGGATTGGAGCAACAACTCCGGGTGCTACCTCCATAACACCTGCCCCGAATTGATCTGCCGCTTCTGCCAACCCCGATCTACTAAAACCCGCTAATGCTCCTTTGCCAAATTGACCAAGCCTATCAAGAAAAGATGGGGAGGGTTCTTTTGCTACAGCTTTAGGACTCCGGTATTTATCAAATACACCACTCCTTTGGCTCGGTAATTGATCTCTATCTATATTTTTAGGAGCTTTATACTTATCAAATTTACTCATTAACTACCTGCAAACCATCATTATCTATGGCATCTTGTACCCAATCTTTATGAACCCAATCTTTTGCACCTGTTATCGGATCAACCATTAAAACCCTATCGCCGCCGTTACTGCTCTTATTCCCTTCCTGAAGACCTATACCTAGCATGGCTCTTAAATCATTAATAACGTTTATATTCGTTGCCATATCATTATCAGGCGATATCGTCGGTATATGTTTAAATTCCTCCTGATTCGTATATTTAAAAGCTTTATTCAATTTGCCGCGTAATACCTCACCTATTGCCCAAATCTTTGCCTGATCCGGACTATATTCCTGATTGCTGAATTTTGATCGGAAGTTTTTTGCCAGTAGCGACCTCTCTCCTTCAGAACCAAGGTTCGTAACTGTATTTTCTGCATGAGTCAGCATTCCTTTCAACTCTTCTAAAGCTTCTTGCTTCTCCTGATCTTTTTCACTTTTTTTAAAATTATTTAATAAATTTTTCTGCTTATCTCTCCTAAAATTATCCAATAAATTATGATGTCTTTTAGTCTCCTCCAATTGCCTCTCCTGGAATTTACGATGCCAGGATTTATCTTCTCTGCTATCGGCTAAAGCTTGCTCCGCTCTTTGTTGCTGCAATATTTGATTAGCCAAACGCTCATTTTCAGCAATAGCTGTATCCTCGCTAGTATTATAAGCCGAGAGTGCCGGATTCATCGCCCTCCCTATAACTCCTAAATTATTTTTAAAACCACGTTGCACAGGCTCGTTTGCTAAACCATTACCAAGAGCAAGTAACGCATTATTTATCGCTCTATGCTCCTGATCCCGATTCATCCCTAAGTTGCTTCGGGTGCTACTAACTGCTTTTGCTATTCCCTCATCAAAAGGATTTCTTTTTGTAGGGAGAGCTTGCATGCGATTTAATATTTCTTCTTCCATAATCATAATCAATATTACATTTGTGAACTAAAATTTAACTATTTAATTGCCCTTTTAATCGCATCATATCCTGATAATATTTATTATATTGATCCCAGAAATAATCAGCTCTTTTTACTTCTTCTAAATATAAAGGTAAGTTCCTATTTAAGTTTTTAATTATCCTAATATTATCGGTCGTATTAGACGGCACTTTTAAAGAATTTTCTAAAAACCATTTAAACCCATGTGTTGGATTTTGTTTAGACCATGAAAAAGCATTAACGCCATTGACGTTGGAACTGTTATATAAGTTATCCCTCTTTGCTGCCGATTCTTTATATTGCTCTAATCTTTCAAGATATAATTTGTTTGCCTGTTCTACTTTTTTTTCTTCCGCTATTTTTAATGCTTGTTCCTTCTCTTTCCTGATACGATTTTCTTCAGCTATTTTTAGAAGCCTTAATCTTTCCTCTTCCTGACGCCTTGCCTCTTCTTCTCTCTTTTTTTGAAGCTTGATATTCTCAAAATCAGCATAATTCTTGATACCTCCCATATCCTGATTTAGGTTACTCTCAAGGTCAGTCTCACTATGACTGACCGGTACAACCTGCGCATATTGAGCGAGTGCATGAATATTTGGCCTTAAAGACGGCGTATAAACAGAGGGGTTACTACTGACACCCGGATTAGCAAAAATACTGCTAATTTCTGGGCTTACATTGTATTTTACAATATCGCTTCCCGCCCCCCCAGGCCATTCCTGATTCCTCTCTTCTTCAAATCGCTCCCGCCTCTGGTTTAACTCATCTTGCGTATTTAGCCACTTGTCTACTCCGAGCTGGTTCATTCCGCTAATCTTGCCAAGTACGTCCTGATATTCGGACAATCCTTGCTGACCTAAACTATTTAACCGGTTTAAATCATTCATGTCACTTTTATTTAAACCGCTCATTCTTCCTCTGAGTACATCCTGTAATAGATTGTTTCTATTGCCAAAACGGCTTTTAGCGATTCTATTAATAGCATCCTCGGTTTGTGATAAATGTGATTGTGATCCATAAGTACCTTTTCGTTCATGATCCATACTAATTCTTGCTTTCTCTGACTTAATAAGACTTTTAGTATCGCCGTCTTGCTTGTTTACTTGTGGATCATAAATTGTAGGTAAATCGCCTATAGCTCGCGTTCCAACATTCTCTCGCCCCATTAACGAGCCATAAAGCTTATCTCTTTCTTCCCTTGATGAATCATTATAATCATGGCTCAAATCACCTAGCAGGCGATGCGATACTGCTAATTCTTCAGGCACATTAGCAAGCTGCTGACCATTGTAAGTAGGAGTCGGACTATTATAAAGATTTAGTCCCTTTTCAAGCACTTTAACTGCTGCTGCTTCGCCATAAGGTCCCATGTCATCAGGATTACCACCGCTATTTACTATATTGTATAACGCCTTCATCTTTTGCTTTGGAGCATTTACTTCCGCGTAGTACTTGTCCTTATCTGCTGAATTTGCTAGATGTGAGTATATATGCTGCTGATTGCCAAATTGCCCCAGCATATTAGTAAGTCCTGCTCTCTTTGCCTTCTCGGCTGACCCGAGCGCATTTAAACTATTGCCAAGTCCAGAATTAAATTCAGATTCCAAACTCTTTGCATCATTACTTAAGGCATCTATACCAACACGGGATAAATCAAGCCCCTTATTCAGGTTCTTGTCAAACTTATTATAAAAACCGGTTTGTCTACTACCGGTTCTATCTCCAAACTGTTTTCCCATCAGCTTCCATCCGGTATTACCCACCTCTCTTTGACCCGATGAGAGTATATCCAGTAAAGAGGTCTTCTGCCCCTCATTAAAACCTTGCGGAGTTCTATTAAAAACACTGCTCGCTTCCATAGAGTAAGGAGCAGGGCTATTGCTAAACTGATCTTCCAGCGTTCGTTTCTTCTGTGTTAAAGAAGACATTGGCACGCTAGTCTTTCCCCTATATACAGGTGCTTGGTTACTTACCATTCGCCCTACATCACGATTAATAACAGCTAAAGCTTGTTCTCGGAGGTCATTTAAGTTTTTCATATTATCCCCTTAAATAACTCTCTAAAGACTTTACGCGTGGCGGAAGATTTACTTTTCCCCCTCTTTTATGTTTGCGAATGTTTTTTACAAACATGTCTAATTTTTTAGCACCTAAATCGTTATCTCCGTTACCCAATTTACTAACAATCTGAGGACTAATTTCCATTTCTCCATGAGAAACTAATGCTTTAATCTTTTTTTCTCCTGCTAAAGAATTACCATCTCCAGCATCAGCTACTACATCAGCTGGCATTACATAAGAACCATCTAGTAAATCCCTTCTAACCTTATCATCTTGCCCCCCGCTATCACCACTTAAATAAACTATAGGACTTGCAGGATAATAGGTTTCTTCTGTTAAATAAGCATAAGGACTACGGGCTCTCCCGCCGCCTTTCATTCTAACAGGATTGCCTTCATCATCCATATACTCAAGCCAGCGACCGGTTCTTGCAAATTCCTCAGGTGATACAACGCGCCGATTAATACGACCCATGTTCTTTATATCTTCATCTAACTGCTTGTTTTTCCGCTTTTTTTGTAAATCAGCACGTGCGGTTTCCAGAGCTTCATCAGCTTCAACTTCAGCAATCGTCTTACGACTAGCGTTGCGATATCTTCTTTCTTCCTCTGCTATTTTCTCTGGACTCTTTGGCTTCTGCCGACCAGCGTATTGAGCTGCTACTGTCCCAAGTGTTAGTAAATTCCCTGGTTGTGTTAGATAGTCTTTTGCATTATCACCAAACTTTTCTAGAAAACCCCTGTTATCTACATAAGGGTAGCCTGGATATTGCATTTGCGGATATTGTCCATACTGAGGTGGCACTCCACCTCCCATACCTGAAGAAAGTGCAGTCGCAGCGCTAAGACCACCACTTACATAAGGATTACTTCCTCCAAGCCCGAACAGTCCACTACTACCGCTTGAACTCCCCATGCCTAAAGCAGGTAATATCGCATTAGTACTGCCGTAATTACTAAGACTAGAACCAAGAGCCGTAGCTCCAAGTCTGCTTGCTCCCCATCCAAGCCCTGAAGCAACTGAAGGAAGCGCCGCACCCATACCCGCTCCTTTTAACGCTCCGCTCAAAGCACTCTTGCCTCTTGCTGCGTGTTGTGCTCCCTGACCGAGTGCGCCGCCGATAATACCGCCTATCCCGGGCGCAATCATGTTACCGATAATTGCTCCTGCTCCTCCTCCAAGTACACTTTTTATCGCTTTAAATGGGTTTTTGAAGAAACCATATTCACGAAGTCCGGTAGCAGGATTTATCGTCCCGCTTCCTCCTAAACTTTTTAATATATGAGCTTCAATAGGATTAATATGGGCAAGCTCGGTATCGCCGTTCCTTCCGTGTCTCCGAATCAGATCGGCAAGTCTTGGTAAGTCTTCCTCTTTGACCGAGCCTCCTTCTTTAAAAGAATACTGTGCTCCGTCATTATCGTAAGCATTCCCGTAAGACATATAAGGATCGTCATACCCGCTGTCTTCATAACGAGGATCAGGCATCTGATTATCGCCATCAGAAGCTAAGCTATAAGGCTCGGAGGTATTATAAGGGTAGTTGTAGGTATTTAAATATGGATCGTAATTTTGCATCTTTGCCTCTAGTCTATAACAAAAATAAAAGCTTTATTTTTATTATAGCGGAAACAATCCTAATCCATGTTTTTTCGTAAAAAAAAGGAGCTAAAAGATTAGCCCCTAAAAACAGGAAAAAAATGAGTGCTCACATTAACATATTTTAACAAGCAAATCTAGGTGGATTTTCTAAACTTACGCCGCTTCCATATCTTGCGAATAGTTATACTGCTCGTTAATATATTTTATACAAGCCAGTTGCCTTGCCTCCCCTAAATCGGCAATACTTTCAACACCAGCTTTGCTACACCACTTGTTTATTATCTCGCTTGATACGTTATGCAATTTTATAAGTTCTAGCAACTCTAAAAGTGTTTCGCTTGGTTCTTGCCTTGTTACTTCTTCCTCCTCTAGTACAACGTCATCGAATTTAATAAGTTCTATGAATTTGGCTAAAGTTTCGCTTGGCTCTTGCCTTGTTACTTCTTTCTTCTCTAGTACAACGTGATCGAGTTTGTTGCTTAGCATATCGGTTTTTGTCACATGTGTTACGTTCTTTTCTGGCATATCTACTACCTGATAGTCTTGTGCCTCTTCAACTGTTATCAAGCCTCCTAAAGCATCTGCAAACTTATCTCTAAGAGCAAAACCTCTAGCTCTCATCTGCATCATTCTTTTCGGATACTGAGTCCAAGGACCAGTCTTACCCCATAAACCAGCTTTTTTAGCATCTTCTATGCTAAAGCTTACAGTATGCTCAGTTTGGTTCTTACGTTTTACTGTGCAAAAAACTGTATTTGTTTTCTCATCATACCACTCCTTGATATCTTCAAATGACGAATGCGCCTGTACAAGAGCAAGTAATGCGTCGCCATACACGGAGGGTTTGCCGTTAATAACCGCTATATTCTGCAAAGCCTGTATAGGCTTTAACCCAAGTTCAGCTCCCATCTGTACGGCAACCAGAATATCTGCTGCTTTACCTTGGTAAGTTTTTGGCACCATAGCACTATTTGCTATAATAGTAGCATACTCCATAGCTTCTTTTAAATTACTCGGTGTTAATAACGTTGTTTTTACTGCTATATTACTCATTTTCTATATCCTTTCTTTTAATTACATTTCTAAATTAATAACCTTATATCTGTGCTTTTCTTTGTCGTAATCCAGTAAATAAGAGACACTAGCTCCTATATCTTTCGGTCCAATACCTGCATTAAAAGCTTGTGTTTTATTAAAAAAATATTCTTCATCATGATCGTCATCGTCAATAATAAAGCCATAGCCTTTTTCTTCGTTATAAAATTTGATTTTTCCTGTATGAATATAGCTTGTATTACTCATTTTCTTCAACCTCCTCCTCTTCTATTTTCTTGTTAAAATCTCTATACAAAACTGTTATCCATATACTAGTAGCCAATATTAATACTGCGTATGCCATAAAGTGAATATTACAAACCATTGTTACCTCACTTAATTAAAAACATTCTTGATTGCTTTCCTGTGTTTAGACATTGTTCGTATGCGTCCTTAAACATTTCCTTTAGTTTATTGACGTTCACAAGAGACCTCGGAACAGTGTTTTTCCATGTGGCTATCACATTGCCGTTAATGTCTATTAGTACATCATAATCTCTCATAAATTCCTGTATATCGGTCTTTAATTTCTCAATGGTATCAGCTATCCTATTTTCTTCCTCCTTAGCCGCTTTAAGTTGTTCCCATTTTTCCAAAATGTTACTTTCCGCTACTATTTCGTGATGGTTACTTTGTGGAAATAAATTAAATGTATCCCTAGTACTCACACATTTAGGCGGGATTCTTTTTTCTATATGGTTATGCCAGAAATTACAGGCTATTTTAATTAGCTTTTCCTCTAACTCCTTATTTCTATTATACGTGTATATTCTAAAATCTTGACCTCCGATGAGTACTGCTGTATCAACTACTGGAACATTACAAACTGCCGAATATGTAGCGTTTTGAATAAGATAGGACTCGGGGATTTGGTCAGTCCCTAAGTCGCCCCATTCTTTAGCTTTAAGAAACGAAGCAGTTTTACATTCAAGAATACGCCTTTTATTATCTGCCCACCGATCAATATTAGCTGCTAAAAATGAATATTCAGGATGATAAATCGTGTTTGGCTCTATTTCCACATCATAGCCAGTATCCTCACTATAAGCCTTAGCAACCACATCTTCTAAAAGGTTGCCCCACCTCATTGCAGCGTTAGTCTCTTCGGTTATGTCATCGCTGGTTTTATCTAAGTATACGTCAAGAGCAGTCCTATAAGGGTTAAGTCCTGCGATAGCACCTAGATCACTTCCACCCAAGTAATTCTTACGCTCCCTTAGCCATTGTTGCTTGTTTTCCATACTAATACCATTATTTCTTTATTTATAACTTTCTGTATTAATAGTTTAATGTATTCCTATAAATATTTTTTTAAATTCTCAAATGTTTCTAATGTTTCTTTTTCAATTACAAGAAAATTATATTTATTAAATCCCTCAATAAATTGTAACAATAAATCACAAAAAGTTTTTGGAACTACTACCCATTCATTATTGGTTTGAGACTTAAGCCACATTGACAATTCGTGCGTATCTACACCATCAATTTTAGTAAATAGCAACCTCATAAACTCTTCTTTCGGAATAAAACGATCTTTTATTACTGACATCTTAAACCTCTACCCCCCTTGATTGTAAATAATAAGAGCGCAAGCTTTGATCATGTATGTAAGCATTATACTCTGCCTCCTCTATTGTCTGCTCTAGAGCTACTGGGTCATATTCGCTACTATCCCAATCTATACAATAGTCGTTTGCTTTCTCGAGTAAATACTCGTATTTATCAATATCAACCATTAATTGGTAGTAATTCTCGCCATAACTTTTATAGGGAATGTTATAAAACATAGCTCTCTCAATCTGCTCTTCTATAAACGCTTCTCTTGCTCGTTCGCCAATTCTAGCAAATGTTTCTTTGCTAGATGCTGATAATTCTACAGGTTCACTTTTAGCCTCGTGAAACTTAGGCTTATCCGTGATATTAGCAGGCAGCTGATCTATTATTTTTTCTAGATTTTCTTTAGATTGGTTTCTTTTTTCAAAAATTCTTATAGCCTCCTTCTTAGCTTCTAAATTTTTTAGAACTTGTAAAGCTTCCTTTGGTGAGATCAACATTTGCCTTAAAGCTTCTTTAGCCTTGGCAACGCTTAGTTCTTCAAGTCGTGACACAGCAGATAATTCGCAATTTACTGGTTCTATTGTACCATAACTTGCTAGATTATTAATGTTTTTACGATTTTTTTCGTAAGAATTTCTACCTTGACATAATGGTAGCGTTGAGATATTTTGCATATACAATCTCTTTTTAATTTATTGAGAAAAAGTAAGAATTTTTAGCGTTGAAACTGGAAAATTCTTACAGCTTTATATAAGGATTCCAAAACGTCTTAAGGTGCAAACTTAAGGCGTTTTTTTATGCCTTATGATGTGAGTATAGAGGGAAAAACCTAACTTGTCAACAAATAATTACAAAAAAAGCAATTATTTTTTTAATTTCTCTGCTATTAAATATTCTCTTAACAGCTCATTTAACCTGTCTTCGTTAGCAATATATTTATATATTCTATCTTTTTTTCTAAAAACAAAATTTCTTTTCATTAATCTTTGTAAATGAACGCTTGCAGCTTGTCTTGATATATCCGTAATTTTTTTAATAGTCTCGACCGTTACTCCTTTGTCTTGTCCAAAAGAAACTATATTGTTCATTATAATTTTTTGACCTTTAGATAGGTCTCCAGTAAAATTTATAGCTTTTTTATATTGTTCCATAATATTCATATCCATATCTACACCAATTCAAACATTGATATATACTCATTAATTACAAAAAAAGCAATTGACAAAAAACAAATAGTATTTATTACTATAAATAGTAGTATTTTTTTTATTTTACAAGACTGGAGAGATTATGTAATTGAGAATTTTCATTCGATAGGAGCGAGCGTTTATTTTTAAAGAAAAACACACAAAAAACTCACAGAAATAACCAACTGTGAGAATAGGATAATATTACCTAATAGTCAAGTGTTTTTCTTTAAAAATTATAAATTACTAACAATTTTTAAGGAATATGGCAAAACAACAAGAGCAAAAATTAACCTTTACGGAATCATACCAAGACCAGCTATGCAAACTCTACTCATTTAAGGAAGAAAAATCCCGCTATCGTAAACATTATTTACCTTGGGATAAGATAAATAGAGCTAATAAAAAGGTTAAGCCCGTTCGTCAAAAGTCCTTTTTTCTTAGTAACCCCGCCAATAAATTACTTAGTGCAGTTATGGGAAAACTAATTAAAGGTGAAAGAGTACTCCTAAATCACAAATATATTTCTACTTTTACATTCGTTGAAAGAAGACAGAATGTAAGAATTATCGAAGAACTAGCACATATATTAGATATTACTTATCATAATTCTATTACTCATAATGACAAAAAATATCGTTATAGTTACGAGTTTAGTTATAAGGAGCAAAACCTTGAAAATATTACTTGTGTAGAAAATTCTGTCGGGACATTTATGTCCCGAGAAAACGACCCTCTCTATATATATGAAAATAAAGATATTGAAGATATAGATCTGGAATCTAATTTTTTACAAAATTTTGAAAGTGGTAAACTTGAGGAAAATACAGAACCTCAAATTAGAGAATTTTCACCTACTACCCCCACTAAACTCAAAAAAAGACCCTCTAATAAGCGGAAAAAGCCTACTATGGCACAGGCAAAGGCAAGAATTTATCGTTTTAACCAGTACAAAGAGCCTCAATCATTAAGCCATCACTACCCATTGATAAAAGAGGACTGCACTAAACTACAAAGCCTGTCAGGACGAGACTTTAGCCTAAATGCAATGAACGAAATACTCCTCTCAATGTCAAAACGGCGAGATAATAGGTTTTGCTCGAAAGCGCAGTTTATGGCATATTTCGGTAAGTGTCTGCGATTTGAGATGCGAGACGCTGTTAAAACTAGCAATGATAACTTCCGCATAAAAGCTAATATTCCCAAGGAGGAAGCTCCAAGAAAAACTAAGATATTCGGAGAACAGGAGCTCAAGGCGTATGACTTAGAGAATAGGACTACAGATGGTTTTCAAAGGTTATCGTGCCTTGGAATGCTAGACAAATTGAAATTTGAAAATTCAAGTAATAATTAAGAGGTTGTTATGAGCTTAAATCCAAGCAAGTCTATTAAAAACAATTATAAACACTTTAAAGCTGTTATTGGAACAGTCAGTGAAGAACTTGATTATTTTGGGGAATCTAAGGCAGTCCTATCGTTACACAAGGTATATTTAAAAACTAAAAGTGATAAACCTGTTGCCGATTATGTTAATATCAACAAAAGCAAAGTAACTGAGTCTTTATTTGAGATAGCACGTCAAGGTCTAATCAATCAGGCAATCTCATTTTACGGCAAGATTCTTGATTATAAGGAAGTGCAATTATATGAAGGTATGAAGTTTCTTCAAAATGAATCTCACTGCAAAATTGGATATATTAAAAACGGACTTCATCGTTTTAAGTCTTGACTAGATAATAATTCTCATGATATAAAAGGCGGGCTAGCTAAAGTGGTTTTTAGCTAGCATTTAACTTTGTAACTGCTTAGATTACATCTTACATATATCTCATATTTTTTATGTAGTCAAGGTAGTTACTTCAATTCATGAGGTAATTTATATGCAATATAGCGAAAAAGACAAAAAATATATTTGGCTCAAATCTACGAAAGCAATAAAAGGTAAATCGCACGATTTATTTGCTTTAGATTATCATGATAACGAAATACATTATTTTTGTTATGGTAATAGGACTTCAAGTTTTGGCTGGGAAATTGATCACATTATCCCTGAAGTTTTGGGAGGAAGAACTATTTTTGATAATCTTAGAGCTATCCATTGGCGTACTAACGCAAGAGGAGGTGGTATTGTTGGTTCTCTTCTCAATAGAATCTGATATTATTGCTGCTGTTACGATAATATATTCTATATTATCGGAATCCCCTGCAAAACAAGGAGAAGTATAAAGACCAAGAGACGTTAGATGTTCATACAATCTAGCGTTTCTTTCATATTTAGTAAAAGAAAGTGCAGGAAATTTCACTTTATTTTCCATATGTTACTCTCATTAATAGATTATTGAATATATCTTTAGTATCTAGGTTTCTTCTGTTGTATCTATACTCAAATTCATCAAGATACTGCTGTAAATACTTTTTACTTACTTTATGAAATTGTCCTATAATACCACGTTTTAATATAGCCCAAAAACTTTCTATTGTATTTGTGTGAATATCACCTCTAGCGTATTCATAACTGTGGTTTATAGAATAATGAGCAATTGTTTTACCCATGTTATTATAAGCTTTGTATTCATCTGTTACAAGTAGAGTCTCTGCGATGTCCATGTTCTTACGCACAAAAGCAAGTAATCCTTTAGCGTTTAACATCATTTTTGATACTTGTTCCACCTTAACATTACCCATACGTTCTACAGCTCCGACTACCGCTTCCTTTTTAGTTCCTCTTCCTCTAGGATTACCTTTGCTGTCGTCATCATCTTTCTTGTTTTCTTTACGAGGTTTACCACCAATATAACACTCATCCATTTCAACGATACCTTTTAATAGTTCTGCTTGGTCTGTTGTCATAGCTTTGCGAATGCGGTGCATCATGCTCCAAGTAGTCATAGGTCTTAATCCTAAATCTCTACTAGCTTGTAGTGAAGATAAACCTTTCTTAGCATTAAGCATTAAAGCTATAAGCATAAACCATTTATTAAGCGGTACGTGGCTATGGTGAAAGATTGTGCCTACTGTTACACTAAAAACATGATGACAGTTCCAACATTGCCATCTAGTTTTAGTTTTTTCTCGATGTTTACAGGTTTTATTTGAGCCGCATTTTGTACAAATAACTTCATCTTTCCAACGTATTTGCTCTAAATATTCTATAGCCTGCTGATTATCTTGGAATTTTGTAAATAATTGTAATAAATTCATAATAAGTTACCTCATATCCTTATAGTATAAGATTTACATTTATTTGTCAAGGCTTAAAACGATGAAGTCCGATTAAAAAAGTAAGGATTGGTTTAAAAAAAAGCTCAAGGAGTAAAAACTCCCTGAACTTACGAGTAAATTAATAATCAATGGCGGGAAACCTTGATTAAATTAATGAATAACACAAGGTCATTATATTAATTTTTGAGATAAAAGGCAATTGGTTTAATGCTTAATTCTCGTCTTGTGGATCGTATGTATCCTCTCCATACAACCTAGTAATTTTATACAGGTTCGGATTATCATGAATATAAGAAACCTGAACATCTACTATATAACCTAAATCCTGCCAGTTTTTATTAGGAAATTTTATATTAGATGACATAGCAAGTATTTGATCATTTTCATTATTAAAAATTACTTTTTTAGGTTTTTTATCAATTTCGGGAATTATAACTTTACCGCTATTACTATCATGTTTCTCATTAAAATTAGCACTTGCCCAATACATTAAAACCTTAGAGTATTGTTTTGGTTGATCTTCTATTAAATCCGCTGATTTTTTATTTAAACCATTTTGTATTGCATTGGCTTTAGTAGAATCAACAGTGATTATATTATTAATAATAGTGTTATTATTGCCTTTAACTTCTATTACTAAATTACTCCCATAATCATTTGCTGTTGGATTGATTATATCTGATAATTCTACAATATCCTTCTTAGTTAATATATATTTTGTTTCTCTTGTAGTACCTAGAAAATAGTCGTAACAGTTTTTTAAATAAGAACTAAATTCTATTATAGAATTTGCTTGGTTAATTGTCTCCATCACTACAGGTATTAATTCTGCATATATAGAACCACTTTCTAATTTAGATATATATAACTTTCTTTGGTTCTTGTTATAATCAAATGATTCACTTCTTTTTAAAAAAGCATCGTATTGATTGCCTAGAGCATTTAAAGCAGCAGTAAGTTGATTTAATTCAACAGGTTGATTATTATTTAGTTTTATAGTTAACTTCACTTCATTATCTATATCTGTCATACCATATTATCCTAATTAAAACGATTTTCTTTCCTTACCATAACACGAAACCAAGCCTAGTTCTATAGGCTTTTGGCGTGCGTATACTAGTATACATCTAAAGTTTAAGTCTCTTGGTTGCGCGCGCGCGAAGCTCGCCTGTTGGGCTAACATACATATATAGTGTACTGCGTGTTATTTTTAATTCCTTGCAAAGATCGGTTACGGAAGTATCTCTATTTTTCATAGCGGCTTGGGCCATTCGCAATTGCGCTTTACTTAATTGGAATTTTCTGCCTCCATTCGTACCTCTAGCACGAGCTGCGGCGAGTCCTGCTTTTACGCGCTCGCTAATTAAATCACTTTCAAACTCAGCAAGCGATGCAAATATTCCAAAAGTTAAACGTCCTGCGGCGGTAGTTGTGTCAATATTAGCTCCTTGTCCCGATAAAATACGAAAACCGATATTCCGCCGAGTAAGATCGGTGATAGTTTTGACTAAGTGAGAGAGATTACGCCCTAATCTATCAAGTTTCCAGACCACTAAGACATCATGTTCTCTCAAGGATTTTAAACAAGCCTCTAATCCCGGTCTTTTATCATTTCTACCTGAGGCATAATCTTCGTAGATATAAGGCTCTTGTACGCCGTGTGCTTTTAGAGCATCTAATTGGAGATTAGTTGTTTGAGAGCCGTCTGCCTTTGAGACTCGCATATAACCGACAAGCATAATATTTGTAATTTTTCACCTGTTTAAATAACAACTCAATTAAAACATGTATTTTTAAATAATGTGTCGTTCATTATATCATTTATTCAATGTATTGTAAACCTATTATCAAATAAATGACAAACTGTGTAAAATTATTACCTTGTGCGTTTTGCTTTATTTTTGAAGTTGATTATTTTTCAAAAGGATTAATTACTTCAAGCCCTTGATAACAAAAGTCTTTTGTATTTCTTGTAACTAAAATAAGGTCAAAATGCAACGCGGTAGAAGCTATTAAACTATCAATAACAGGTACAGATTTTGTGATTTCTGCGCATATTATTCCCCATTTATTTGCAACATCTACATCTATTGATAATATACGCTCACCAAACCAAGATACTAAGTCTTGTTCTAACCACAGGCATATTTTTCTCTTTTTGTCTAAATCGTTTATTTTTTCTAAGCCCTTTCTTATTTCACCTAAAGTTAAAACACTTATATACAAATCTTCGTTTGCTATCGAATTAAACCACTTAATGACATTAGCATTTGGAGTGGGTTTTATTGTTTCGCAGATTACGTTTGTATCAATTAAATAAGCCATAATTATAAGTTAATTTTCCGTGGTGCGTCAGCATTTCTTTCAATATCCAATACTATACCTACCAACGGGGATTTTCGCATAAATTTTACCAAATTATCTTTGGTGTTTACTAACTCTCTATACTTATCGATAGATAGAATAACTGCCGTTGATTTACCTCTAACACTTATTTCTTGTGGGCCATAATTAACAGCAGATTTTATAAGCTTGCTTAATTTTGCTTTAGCTTCTTGCATTTGCCATTTTTTCATGAGGGTAATCCATTAATAATAATTTATAAAACTAGTCTAACTAGTCTTATTAAGATTTGCAAGTGCATTATATCTTTTAGGCATCCCAAACAAGTACTTTTTCGGCACGAAAATCTCATGTTCGCTCACACTTATTAACAAAATACATTAAAATCATTCCCCTTAAATATTTCCACAGTTGGTGGTGGGAGTTACTTTGCAAAGTCTTGACAGTAAAACTAAAGAAAGCTTTACTGATAAAATCAATAAAAAATAAGGATTAATTTATGAAACAGAATCCAAAAGATTATGATATTTTTAAAGACCTAGAGCCTTTTGATATTTCAAAACATATATCTCAGCATGTAACTACAGATGAAAGAGATAAATTGCAATTAACAAAAACAATTTATATAGGACCTGGTTTTTCTGGAACCCAAGAGATATTTAAGGACAAATGTATATATAACACTACATTAAAAACCGCTCAAACATATGACTATTATCATCATGTATGGATAGACGTTCCTCCTGCGACAATAAAACCTATGCACAACGGCCATGGTAATGATTATTATACTAGTACTTATTATGAGATGTGGATGAAAGAAATTACTAAAAAGAAAGAAGCTTTTAAAATAGTACAAGAAGCAAAAGATGGTGAGTTTCATTACTTATGGAAAGAAAGCTCTATGCAAACCCAGGTAGATATTGAAGAACAAAGTGTACAAGCTATAGCTATAACCAATGAACAAGATATACAAACAGAGCAAGTTGGGATTGAGGTAGCTACCCAGACTGATTCTTATATTAATCTTGCTGTAAATGAAAGAGATAATAAACTCATTAAATTTGTCGCTAAATTCTACAACAAATTTTCAGATAATGAGGAAATTGAAGAATTTTATAATGAATTTGAAAAAATCATGGAACATAAAGGTTCTGAAATATTAGGCGATCTGAATCTAGATTATGAGTAATAAGGTTATGAAATACTTTGTAAAAATTTTTAATATGATTTTTATTAGAAAGCAAAAAATAGAACTTACAAAAGTTTATGATGATTTACCGACTTAACTTGTGCAGCTTTCTTTGAATGTTGCAAAAAAGTTACCCCCCCCCCCCGATTTTTAGGGGTACACAAGCACAAAGCCTTAGGATACTCAAATTATTTAAGTTATCTTCAATTGACAGGACTTGACAGTTTTTAAAGCGTTAGTTAGCGTTAAATAGCTAATGGCGATTGATACCCGCTATGTGAAGCAACCTCTCATGCTAGGGGTTATAATGTCTATAAATGCCTCTGGCATGAAGGATATTATTGGTTTTCACATAACTGTATCAAGACCCCTGGCACTTCATCAATTAAATATAGTAATTTATGCAAGACTCAAATTCATGGGAGGCGGTCGTATCCTCTGTTATAAATCAACTTAAAAATATCGAAGCAACTTTAGAAAACCAAAATTTAAGCGTAAGAGAATTCATACAAGAAAATGATGATAAAGCTTGTCCAGCTATTCTAGAAGCACAGCTTAGGTCAACTCAAATATCATTCAATAGGATGGAAAATAAGCTACAAGATATGATTATTTATTTATGTCGTGCGATGACAGTAAGTAAAGTTCATCAGTTAAATAATTTACTTGGGGAGGACACTTATGGATTTTAGCGATTGGAATGCTGAAGATAAATTTGAAAGGTGGATGACTAGGGTTTATATTCTTTTTTTCTCTGCAGTAGGTCCAGGATTAATAATTCTTCTTTTATATCTTCTACGTCATTATTGAGAGTGATTAGTTATGGAATGGAACAGTGATGACCCATTCGTGAAATGGGTTACTAGGGCTTATGTTATAGGAGTATTGATCGGGATGCCGACGGCTTATTATTTGATATTGGGGGAGTTATAATAGATAGAAATTTCATACAGTGTATTCTTTTCTTTGTGGTACTAACTCTATTTCTGTACGTTGGAGCAAAATTGACTGCATCAACTGATCTACCAATATTATGTAAAACAACAGATCTTTACAGTACTTCTTTTGCTCCTTTGTCTTTAGTAACTTGTGCTGAAGTTTGTAGATTATATAAAGGACTTTAAGTTTTTGAGTTATTTGACTCTTTCTCAAGTTTATCAAAGTAGAACAATGCTATTGTATAAGCAATTAGTGTGAAAGCAAAAAGACCAAATATCCCCCAGTTTCCATACCATTCTACTAAATAAATCAATCCAAAAGAAGTTCCTCCAAACATTACTGCTCTTCCAATTGAGTAGGAAAGCCCCGTTTTTGTAAAACGTGTCAAGATAGGAATATATTTATAAAAAATAGCAAAAGCTGGCATTCCATGAATCGCCAAAATTAAAAATAAATATTGGATTGTAATTAAATGGTAAGGTTCTTTTAGATTATTTAAAAGATAAGGTAGGGAAAGAACTAAAATACTTGATAAAAATAATTGTATTTTTAATATTTTAAGTGGATTTACATAATAACTAATCCAATATACAGCTATTCCTCTAAATAAGCATGCTAAAGAAAGAAAAAAGTTATTATGAATAACCTCTGCCGATGAGTAATTAAAAAGACTTTTAAATAAATCTCCACAATAAATATAAGCAAAATAATAATATAACGGATAAACACATTGAATTGTCAATAAAGAATAGAACACTTTTTTAGTTGGGGCATTCCTTTCTAGTTCTTTTTCTACTATTTTCTTTGCTTCTTTATAAGAAAGTTTAAATTTCTCTTGTATTAAATTAATTTGAGCTACCATGTTAGAAAAATCCTTAGTTTCTAACAAAGTTCTTCTTATGTAGAATCCAATAAATGCAATACCAAATCCAAACAAAAAAGCCCACCGCCAATTAAAATCATTCATTGTAACTAAAGTAGCTACACCTAAAGCAGCAGTGCCACCTAATGCTCCAAATACATCCGTTGCTCCTGATAGTGGGTATTGAATAGGAGGATTAGTACTTTCCATAAAATAAAGATCACAACTTATTATTTCTCCCACTGATGAGAGGCTTTGTGCTATTCTACATATAGTCATTATGATAGTAGCTGTAAAACCAATTTGAGCGTACGTTGGTAAAAAGAACATAGTTAAACAAGCTAAAGACATCAAAAAAGTTGTAATCCATAATACTATTTTACGTCCATAATGATCTCCTAATTTACCAAAAACATATGCACCTAACGGGCGAAAACCAAACGTAATAGTTATTCCTATGGCACTTAAAATAGCTAAATTACGAGAATCGCTGGTATCATAAAACAACTCGTTAAGTAACACTCCCATATGAACGTAGAGCATTAAATCAAAGTATTCCATAAATGTTCCTGTAGATAATAATGCTACTGGCAACTTTCCTTCTTTTCTTAGTTCTGTGAATGTACTTATTTTTGACATAATTACCTACTTAATTTTAATTTCATGCAATTTTGTTTCGGTTTCTATAATAAACAAAAAAAAAAAAAGTGGGTAATAAAAGTCCCCACTCTTTTTTTAATAAATAATACTGTAGATTCTTTGCCATAATATATTTGGTAAGAATTTAATGCAGTTCAAATTAATAGAAAATATAAGTAATAATGGTTTTTGTTTAGATATAGAATTTCTTTCTCAAAGATTTAAAAAATTAGATGAATTTTTAGAAGAACTAAAAAAATCTGTAGATATTGATGGTATAGTTTACATAAATAAAACAACTTGGGCAAACAGACTAAGTATCGATCGAAAAACTTTATCTGACTATATAAATCAATTTATAGATTCCAATCACTTTATAAAAATTCCATATGATGATGAAAGATATGACAAAGACAAAAGTAAAACGTTGTGTTGTCTAAAAATAGTTCAAGAGCCTTATCTCTACAAAGAAGAATTAGTAACTTACTTAAGGGATAGTCTTAAAAATTTTAAACCTAAATCTTGGAACCTATGACCCCTCTTTTCTCCTCCTTCCTGCAAAAAATCCAAGAATGGCTAGAAGTTAAAGCCGAACATAAACGTATTAAGGTAATAAAGGGAGCTCTGCGGGTTTATGGGCAAAGGCGTGGGATTAACTGGAATAATAGCAAAAGTAGCTTATGACTCCACAAAGACAGAAAGATATTAAAACAATAGCATCTCGCATACGTAGAATTTTAAAAGAGAACGAAGGGATGCCTATGTACTTTAATTTCTGGGACGATCTGGAAACGCTAACAAAATTAATCTTAGAGGAGGAAGAAAGTGAGTAAGGCAGCTGTATTAAATTTTCCTGAAACAAAAAAGGCTCGTCTATATTACCTTGATAAAAAAACCAATAAGCAGAAAAGGTTATCAGATAATATTTTTAGGGACTTGCAATATGTTACAAGACCTAATGATAGAAAAAAAAGGATTTCATTAAAAGCTAGAAATTTACTTACAAATTTATTGCAGATGATTTTAAAGAATCCTCATAAAGAAGAGTTTGTAGATCATAAGTTTCTTTCTCAAATTACCGAAGTTTATTCAAGCAAGCAAAATGCAAATTTACTCGATCAAATAAGCGACATTATAGATTCCACTTATCATAGTTATATAAATTTTTATGGAAAAAATAGAACTTACGGATATGTCATAAAATTGACAGAAGATGGATACGAAAGAGCTAAAAATCCGGTAGCCTTTTATACTGATTCAAGTGGAAAAATTTTTCCATCTGAGTCGAAAAAAATTTCCACCCGGGTGGAAAAAAATTTCCAGTTATATAAAGATAAAGAAAACCCTGAAGAAGAGATAAACCATAGCTACGCTAATGGTTTTATCTCTGAAAAAGAAAAAAGTTACAAAAAAGAAAAACCCCACGAAGACAAGCACGCAACTTTTGCTCCTTGCTTGCTTACACAGCAGGAGCAAGTTGCTCATAACAACCAAGAAGAAAAAGCCACCCACACTCAACACAAAGAGCGAACTAGCGAGAACACAGGCTTATTTGCCATGTCAGACCTAATGGCCAAAGTGCTAAACGACCCACAAAAGGAGGAGGAAATACCCGAAATGAACCTTGAAGACTTACCAAGGCTTACAGAAAAGGAGGAAAGAAGCGTACTGCTCTCTCGCACTTTGCAGCAAGCCTTCGGAGAGCAGCGATCCAGTGAAATACAAAACGATTACAAGTTTGTTGAACAAGACCAGCAAAAGGTTTGTATTCAAACAAAAGCCATGCTCTTAAACGACATTGAAAAAGCTAAAATTCGTAAAACAATTCAGTCTGTTTACGGCGAAGATGTTACGATTTCAATGCAACTGCTTGAGCCGACTCGGGTAGAACCTCATAAGCAAGAAACGCCTGTTACTGCCAAGGATATGCCAAGAGGGAACTGGCTTAAATTCAAAGCAAGTATCAGTGATAGCAATCTGTTAAGCCTACTGAACAATCGTTTGGTGAAAGTAACCGAGAAAGAAGAAACGCTCATCATTAAAGCTTCGCCACTCTTCATCGAAGACTTAACGGCGGGAGGACATCTAACGGCACTTGAGGATGCCATAGTGCAGACCGGAATAACGCTGGAGCTTCACTATAGCGGGTTAAATACGTCATACACCAACGCTGTAAAGCAAAAAATAACCCTAACTCCCGAGCAAATCATTAAAGACAGGGAGTGGATCAGGATACATCGGAAAGCAATCAACGAACTAGATAAAAAATAGCCAAAATGATTACACTTCGCCCACGTCAGATTGAGTTTGTAAAAAGAAGCATTGAAGCACTGCTAAAACACGGTAACACGCTTGGCGTTGCACCTACAGGAGCTGGGAAGACTATTATGCTCTCTAGCGTAATAGGGCATTTTTGTATGGTAAACCCTAATTTCAAAGTTTGCGTAGTTGCCCATCGTAAGGAATTAACGGAGCAGAATAACGATAAGTTTGAAAAAGTTAACCAGTCTCTTAGCACTTCAGTAGTTAATGCTGAAGTTAAAGATTGGAGCGGACAAGTTATTTTTGCAATGGTACCGACTCTTTCCAAAAAGAATACTCTTAAAACAATACCTCATTTAGATTTGCTAGTAATAGACGAGACGCACCATGTAACTGCTAAAAGTTATATAAAAATCATACAACAAGCGAAAGAAATTAACCCTAATGTCATGATATACGGGATAACTGCAACACCTCAAAGGGGTGATAAAAGCAGTTTAGGCCAGATATTCAACAATTGCGGTGATCAGATTTTTTTAGGTGAATTGATAGAAAGTAATCATTTGGTAAAACCGATCACCTATTCAGTAGATGTTGCTCAAGAAAAATTAATGGCTCTTAAAAAGAAAAATGCAGGTGATTATAGCGAAAGTGAAGTTGCAGATATTTTAGATCAAGCAGTTATTGTTGACGAGGTGATAAGACACTGGAAAGCAAAAGCAGGAGATCGTAAAACAGTGATATTTTGTTCTACTATAAAACATGCCGAGCATGTATGCGTAGCCTTTAGAAGTTATGGAATAAGAACAGATGTAGTTACAAGTGAACTTACAAAAGAAAAAAGAGAATTTGTATTAAATCAACTAACCATCGGTGAAATTCAAGTACTGATTAATGTAGCGATACTTACGGAAGGTTGGGACTATCCGCCTATTAGTTGCGTGGTGTTACTGCGTCAATCGTCTTTTAAGTCAACAATGATTCAGATGATAGGTAGGGGGCTAAGAACGATAGACCATGCAATTTATCCGAATATTTCCAAAGAGGACTGCGTTGTGCTGGACTTTGGTATTTCAACAGTACTCCATGGCTCGTTAGAACAAGACATAGATTTAGAAATAAAATTTATTAAGAAAGTCAAAAAAGACGCTAAGAAAAAGAACTGCAAGGCCTGCGATAGAGAGATACCGGTTCAGACTAAGAAGTGTCAATTTTGCGGGCATCAACATGAAGCGGAAATTAAGGAAGATTTAAGTCATGTAGAAGTAGTACTAATTGATATGTTTAAAAAGTCAGAAATGCCTTGGGTAAAAATAGATAGTAATACTTCTTACATAGCAGCATTTAATTATTGGTGTTGTTTAAAAAAATTAGAACAAAGTTTAATACTACTTGGCGGAAGTAAGGCAAAAGAAGAAGAACCTGAAATTATATATCAAGGTAATGATGCAAGGAAAGCTGTTGATCTAGCTAACCGCTTTATTAAAAAAAGAGAGAAACCTTACGCTATTCAGAATTTCATTAATATGGCTAATTTTGAAGCTACCAAGCAACAAATGAAATACATCCCTGCTAAATACAAAGATTTAAGTCAAGCTGAAGCCTCGGTAATTTTATCTTTTCAATTTGATGCGAAAAGGAAGCTTGAAGAGATGGGGGTATATAGTAACTAAAATATAGGATTAAATCTCATGGTAAAAGAAATAGACAAAACAAGGGTTCTCCAATATCTGCAGTTTGCTCAAAATGAGGTTGATTTACTGCATTTTGTTAAATGGTTGGAGACTTATGGTAATGGTTTATTCCACGTTAATAAAGGGAAGAGACCTAAAGAGAAGAATAATTATTTTGTTAAATAGGTAATAGATATGGGATTCAAACTAAGTATAGCAGGAATTAACAAGTTAATAGAGAAAGGTTATGTAGACGAGGCATTCTCGGAAATTATGAGCAATCGTATTAGATGGGATCAATGGAGCAATGGTTTTATTGCCGTCTATCTTGTTAATCAACTTGGCAAGGAAAATATACGTAAGATTTATGACGCAATTAACCTGGGCTATGGTCTCTTTGATAAAAGATTTCTTTCAAAGAGGAGATTAAAAGCCTTGGAAGATGCATATCAAACATATTGTAAATAAGGAGGAGTAAATGAGCGAACTAGAAGCTAAAAAATACACGTCAATTCGCAATTTAAGAGAAGAGATTAGGCAGGATATGAGAGATTTTAAACTTTTATGCAGTGAGGATCGAAAGGGAGATTACCACTTTTCATATACTGGAAAGGTAGATTGGTTTTTATTATATTTAGGATCACAAATTAACAACAACTTATCAAAATTAAAAGAACTAGTGGAGCAAAACAATGACTAAATGGAACAACTTTAACGATGCCGAAGAGCAGATGTCTTACGAATTAATAGCGCATAAAACCATAGCAAAGGTTAGGTTAATGCTTAAGAAAGGTAATCACGTTACACAAGAGTTTCCTGACGGCTACGCTACCTTAAGTAAAGCAGGAACTAGTATATATCTAGCCTGCGAGTTTGTGATTTTAAGCGGTGAGTATGAACATAGGAAAGTATGGAGCAATATCGGTCTTTGTAATATGAATAGCAGATTAGGGACTGAGGGTGATAGATATGCCGATATTGGTAGAAGCATGATCAAAGCTATTCTTGATTCCGCTAATTCTTTACATCCAACTGACAAATCACCAAAGGCAGAAAAGTTAAGAACAATAAAAAGCTTTGCCGACTTAGATAACCTTATATTTGTAGCTGAAATAACTATTGATGATAGAGGTAATAAACCTCGGAATGAGATCAAGACTATTATTACTCCCGATCATGCTAAATACAGCGAACATATTAAGAAGCAAACTGACGATAATTTTCTCGGTGATGAAGTACCATTTGAATAAAAATAATTAAGAAAAATAATATGATCACATTTTTTAGAGGAATAAAAGAAATCAAGAATTTCCGCAAGGATTACGAAGATTTTAAAAATAAAATAACAACAGCTCTAGAAGTTCATGGAATACACTTAGAATCAGCAGAATTAAGTAAAGCAGAAAAAATAGCAGCTAATGCCTTTGGTATGTCTTACGAGAGATATCAGAAAGTTAAACAAAAACCACAAATAGACCCTACTCTTGCTAGAGTTATTGATTTAGAGTTCGGTGTTTATAAGCTAAAAGAGACTATTAAAACTCTTCAAACCACTTTAGATAAGGAGCAAGTACCTGCTCAGCTAGTCCTATCGGCAGAGCAAACCGAAACTATTAAAAAACCAAAACCCGTAAAACTCCAAGCCGTAGAAGAGGAAGTCAAAAAAGTTAAATCCCTACTCACACAAGCAAAGGTCAAAAGGTTGTTGGAGTATCGGGATGGAGAGCTTTATTGGAAGGTTGCTCAAGGTATAAAAATTAAAAAAGGTGATAAAGCTTGTTTTTTCCTGACTAATGGCGGTTACTTTTCTCTTTATATTCCATCTGAACAAAAAACCTATATGGTATCACGATTAATATTTCTAATGTTTCATGGTTATTTACCTGAGTGTGTATCTTTTGTGGACGGCAACTCTCGGAATACTAGAATAGAGAATTTAAGAGAGGCAACTCCATCGCAAATTAGCTGTCATAGGAAAAAGCCCAGCAACAATACTTCAGCTTTTAAAGGAGTTTCTTTTAGCAAACAAGTAAGTAAATATAAAGCTACTATTATTAAAAAGAAGAAATCTTATCATCTAGGCTATTTCGATACCGCCGAAGAAGCTCATAAAGCTTACTGCAGGGCAGCTAAGAAACTACATAGAGAATTTGCACGAATAGCGTAATAGAAATAGCAAGAGAAGAAGGGCAAGTACGATGAATACAGATTTTATTATTAACGAAGAATTTGCAAAACTTATTCCTCCGTTATCCAGTGATGAGTTAGATAGATTAGAGCAGAGTTTGCTTAATGATGGTTGTCTCAATCCATTAATAATATGGAATAATACTATAATAGACGGACACCATAGGTATGCTATCTGTATTAAGCACAACATAAGCTTTAACATAATAGAAAAGACAGAGCTGGAAACCGAGCTGGACGTAAAGCTCTGGATGATTAATAACCAGTTTAGTAGAAGGAATTTGCCTACGGAAATCAGGGTTGCTCTTGCCTATAAGCTCAAGGAGTTTGAAGCACAGAAGGCAAGAGAGAGGCAATTATCCGCTTTAAAACAATTTTCCAAGCAAGAAGAAAGTGCAGAACTAAGCCAGTCTACCGATAGGTTAGCGCTAACCCCACGGAGTGAGACAGAAAATAGCAAGACTCTAGACATTATTGCCCAGAAAGCAGGAGTAAGCCATACTACAGCATTCCAGTACGATGCTATCCAACGCAAAGGAACAGAAGAACAAAAAGCCAAAGTTGCAGAAGGTAAGTCTAGTATTAACAAGGTCTATACCGAAATTAAACAAGCAAAGCAATCGGAAGAAGATAAGCGGATAGTTCATTTGAAAATAAAAGGTAGCGGAGTAGCTGTTATTCAGAAATACGTTAGCGGTATTTATAATGAATTAGAAGACCTTAATACGAGTAAAGATTTAACGGGAATCCGTCATGCACTTTTAAATAGCTACCTTGGGCAAAAAGAGAATTTCTTAGCTTGTGTATCTAATATAGACAAACACAAGAAACTAGTAACACGAAACTTAACGGCATTATCTGAGTCGGTTGAGGATTTAGAATTAACTGTGAATCAAGGTAAACACATAATTAGGCTAGAAGCTCCAAAAGATAAAAAAATTGCTAAACTATATGAGAGGTACTATGGCTAAAGCCAAATGTGAAGAAATTGTTATAGAGCATTATTTACAATCCCATATTAATAATGAGTTTAAAAATGACCTTTTGTGGTTAATCAATGAAAGAAGTAATGATGGTATATTTTTAGAAGTATTGTCTCGATTGTTGGAAAACAATAACAAAGCAACTCTTAAGGTTTTAGATACTCTTAGCCAAGTAGCAATACAACAAGTCATTACTGATTGTCCAGAAGGGTTTATGAGTAGGTTAATTAAGGAGTATGAAAATGAATCATCAAACTAATCATGAAACTATAACATGGCAGGCTACTAATATTAAACTGGCCTGCTTAAAAGAATATACCCATAATCCAAGAAAGATAACCAAGGAAATGCTGGATAAACTAGCTGCTCATATAAAGGAGGACGGGTATCATCAGAGAATAATAGTAGATAACGATTACACCATTATCGGCGGCCACCAGCGTAAAAAAGCTTTACACATGGCAGGTTATGATGATGAGACTGAAATTGAGGTGTTAATGCCGAGTAGAAAACTAACACCGGAGGAAATAGACAGGTTGAATATCAGAGATAACCTAGCATTCGGTGAATATGACTTTGATGTACTAACGGAGCGGTTTGATATGGAGGAGCTATTATCTTTTGGTATGGATGAGGAAATGCTCGCGCCTGTATTTGATAAAACCATATTAGAAGAAATAGGGGAAGAAGAGGAAATAGAACTGGAGGGAGAAGCTACTGCTAGGCTTGGTGATATTTACCTGCTTGGGTCTCATCGTTTAATGTGTGGGAATAGTACTAATCCGCAGCATGTTGAAAAACTAATGGCTGGGGCAAATCCGATTTTAATGGTAACCGATCCGCTGTACGGTGTGGAGTATGATCCAGGCTGGCGCGAAGGATGCGATTTAGGAGTCGGGGAGCGTTCTAAAGGTAAGGTACTAAATGATGATAGGTATGACTGGTCTGATGCTTATGCGTTATTTACCGGTGATGTGGCTTATGTCTGGCATAGCTCAAAGTATACTCATAAATTTGCTGAAAATATAGAAAGTAGCGGTTTTGAATTGATTTGTCTGATTATTTGGACAAAGCAGCAGTTTGCATTAAGTCGTGGTGATTATCATCATCAGCATGAGCCTTTATGGTACGGAGTACGGAAAGGGAAGAAGCATAACTGGCAGGGCAAACGTGATCAATCTACCGTATGGGAAATTACGAATAATAATCCATTTGGTAATAGTTCTCATAATATAGAAGAAACGTGGGGACACGGCACACAAAAACCTATTGAGTGTATGCTTCGGCCAATACTTAATAACTCTACGCAAGGTGAAAGTGTCTACGATCCGTTTGGCGGTAGCGGTACTACGTTAATTGCCTGCGAGAGGTCAAAGCGTAACTGTTACATGATGGAATTATCCCCTATTTATGTTGATGTTATAATAAAGAGGTGGGAAAAGGAAACTAATAAAAAAGCTGTATTGTTGAATGAGTAAACAGAAAAGAGATATTACGCCGGAGGAGTCCGCGCAGGTTGAATCCTTGGCGGCGCACGGTCATACACAGAGAGAGATTGCACATTTCTTAAAGATATCTCCTACCAGCTTTAAAAGAAAGCTTAAAGAAGATAGCCTTTTAATGGCCTCCTGGAGGAGGGGTCGCTTTAAGGGTAAGGAGTATGTTCTCTCAAGGCTTTGGAGGTTTATCAAAAATGATGAGTTGAGTACCATTAATTTAAGTGCAATTCAGTTTTATTTACGCAATACCGGCTTTGGTACGGAAAGCAATAATGACAATAATGAGTTGCACTTATCATTTGGTAATAAATCTGCCATGGAAATAATAAACAGCACTTTAACTGCTCTTGAAGAAGGTGAAATAAACGTTCCTCAAGCACAACAGCTTACTAGTTTAGCCTTAGCTAAACTGAATATAGAAAGCCGCACTCAAGAAGATAAAGCGGTATCAAAAGAAATGAAAATAGAAGAAACAAGAGCATTTGCAAAAGAACTGGAACAGGTACTAAAGAATATAGATATTTTAACTAAAAATATTAAAAAATAATCATGTCGACAGGAAGATATATTAATGGTGTAGGTAGAAAGGCATATAGAAAACCTTTAGCAGAAGAAGAGAAAGATATACTAAGTGCAATTAAACAAGATCAACGAGCGGCATTTGCTCGGTACAAGGAGCTAGTCAAAGCTCGTAAGGAAAGAGAAAAGTTGCGTCCTAGAGAGCCTGAAGTTTATCATCACGATATCTGTAAAAAGTCATGAGAAAATCAGGATAGCTAAAGCCTATGGTATAATTACTTTAGCTAAGGAATGAGCATAAAGTAGTAAGATAAAGTGTTAAATGTTCTAGATATTTTCTCAGGCATAGGTGGCTTTTCAATAGGATTGGAAGCTGTAGGGATGAAAACAGTCGTATTTTGTGAGATTAACCCATTCTGCCAAAAAATATTAAAAAAACATTGGCCATCCGTACCTATATTTTCTGATATTACCACTATACATAAGGAAGACTTAAAAGCTCTGCCAAGAATAGACGTAATTGCAGGAGGATTTCCTTGCCAGGATATATCGGTAGCAGGTAAGCGAAAAGGAATAACGGCTAAACGCTCGGGATTATGGCAAGAATATAAGAGGTTAATAAATGAAATCAGACCAAAATATGCAATTATCGAAAACGTGGCAAACCTGCGAAGTCAAGGACTTATCGCCGTCCTGCAAGATTTATGGGAGATCGGGTATGATGCGGAGTGGCATTGCATACCGGCTTCCGCCTTTGGTGCACCTCACAGACGGGATAGAATATGGATTATTGCCCACCCCGCTTGCATCGGCAAAGTCGGATTGTCCGTCGGAAAGGAGAAGACAGAGTCCTCACTTGGAGACAGTTATAAGAATGCTCCCGACCCCGACTGCAAGCGATGCGAGCATAGGGAATATAATAAGCAAAGACGATGTTTACCTGGTAACAAAAACTGGCAGCATTCGGAAACACAACAGGAATGGAATATCAGGAAGTCTGGGGCTAGCCAGATATGTAAGATTCTTCCCGACACCGACCAGCAGGGATTACAAGGATGTAGGGGATTTAAGGAAACTAGCCAAATATGTGCACAAGAGCAGATTGGCATGTACTATTGCAGCAGAGGAATTAAGCAATGGGGAAAAGAGCCTTCAGAAGTACCAAGATTAAAAGATGAGAGGTTGAATCCTGATTGGGTAGAATGGCTTATGGGCTATCCTATTAGCTGGACGGACGGAGGAAGTCGTATGCAGCGTTTGCAATCGCTGGGTAATGCAGTAGTTCCTTTAATTCCTGAGTTTTTAGGGGAAGCAGTTGTAGGTCATTATAGTCAATAATTATTTCTTTATATTAATATTACATAATATATATACTATATTTAAAATATATATCTTTATTTAGTTATATAAAAATAACTTTACATATTTAAATAATTCGCTAAACTTATCTTTATCTAAAGTTATAAAGATATATATGAAAATAGTTTCCATACTAAATCAAAAAGGCGGTGTGGGTAAAACTACGCTTGCAACGAATATAGCAAGTAAACTTCACTTAAATGGTTCAAAAGTATTACTTGTTGATTCAGACCCTCAAGGCTCTGCTAGAGATTGGCATGCAGTAGGTAATAGTGAAATAGCTGTTATAGGAATGGACAGACCAACTCTTGAAAGGGACGTAAAGAAGATAGCTAATGATTTTGATTGGGTTATCATTGACGGTGCACCTCAATTAACCAATATGGCGGTTTCTGCTATAAAATGTTCTGATTTAATCATTATACCTGTCCAACCATCACCATACGATATATGGGCGTCTGAAGAGCTGGTAGACGTGATAAAACATAGACAACAAATTACTGATGGAAATCCAAAAGCTTATTTCTGCATTAGTAGAAGAATATCAACAACTTCTTTAAGTAGTGAGGTAACCGAAGCTTTAAAGGGATATTCCCTGCCGATAATGAAAAGCTATACATCCCAAAGAATTGCGTATGCCAAGTCAGCAGCAGAGGGACAATCTGTTTTTGACACTACTAACAATGATGCGATACATGAGATTACAAATATAGTAAATGAGATTAAAGAGATATTATGAGTTCACTGAAAACCGGTCGTCCATCAATAAATAAAGAGAAAGCACTTAAACAATTAGAAGATAATAAAAACGCTAATTTAGTGGTTAAGGTTGATAAGAACTTTCACAAGGAAATAAAGCGTTATGCACTAGAGAATGATATCACTCTTAGCGAACTGGTGCATAAGTCTTTACGAGCATATATGGGTAAATAATGGACTTTATAGAAGCAATAAAAATGGTAGGTTAATACTCTGTCTTTTTTTTATGCCCGAAATACAAGGAAAACGCAGAGGAAATCGTACGTTTTTGAGAAAAGCGCACTTGACTTTTATGAAGTAATATGTATAATTACACGTATTAAGGAGGTTATTATGCAAAAAAAATTAACAATTACTTTAAATGAGAATGTATATCATGAATTACATTCAATAATAGGAAGAGGAAAAATCAGTAAATTAATAGAAAAATTAGTAAAATCTTATGTAGATGATGAAGGTTTAGAATTAGCTTACAGAGAAATGGCTAAAGATGAGGAAAGAGAAAAAGAAGCTTATGAATGGATAGAAGGATGTATAGGTGATATCTATGAAGAGAAATGAAATCTGGTGGGTAGATTTTGATTTTTCTATAGCTGGAGAAATACAAAAAACTAGACCTGCAATAATTATAAGCAATGATTTTTTTAATAATATGTACAATAGAGTGCAGGTTATTCCTCTGACTAGTAATATTACGAAATGTTATCCTTGTGAGGCGTATGTCTTGATAGGTGATACAAAGAGTAAAGCTATGGCTGATCAAATTATGACTGTTAGTAAAGAAAGACTAGGAAAAAGAATTGGTCAAATTTCTAGTAAGGATATGCGAGAAGTAGAACGTGCAATCAAAGTGCAGTTATTTTTAAAATGAGGTAACAAAATGAACAACGCAAAAGAAAAAGAATTAGAAAACGAGATAGTAGATTATATTATGGATAATTGGAATAGTAACGAAACAGAAGTAAAAATAAATTATCTAAGGTTATTAGTAACAAAATATTATGGGACAAGAAAATGAACATAATTGAAGCGATAAAAGCCGTTATGGCAAAAAAGAAAGTAAGGCGGAAATCTAAGTTCAAAAGTTCCAAAGAATATTTTAATAAATCAGGTTATATTTATATGTGTGATAAAGCTTATAGACCTGATTATTCTTCTCCAGTTAATCAATTTGATATTGATGACATTTTAGCAGAGGATTGGGAAATAGTAGAGGAAGTAAAAAAAATGAGAAAGTTTACAAAGCAGCAAGTGGATTATATTTGCTACCAAATAGGCGATTGGTATATGCAGTGGAGAGATCAGCTAGTTGATTATGAGGCTAAAACTCACAGATTAGGAGCAGCGAAAGAAGCATTAAAAGAAAGATTTTGCAGTTTAGAAGAGTGGAAGACTTTAGAAGATGAATATGATATTAATCCTAAGACCCGTCCTTGGGAAACTGAACCTGATTTTTTAGAATTTATTGACGAGGATACGGGATACAGATGTTTTATACAGCGGCGTCCGGAATTGAAACACTTATGCGGATATGTAGAATTACCTAAAGAACATAAATTGTATGGTAGTTTCTCAGAAGAAAATTTTTATAACATTGAAGTACATGGTGGAGTAACCTATACAGGTAAAAGAGAATTTAAACAACAAAATTATACGGCAGATTATGTAGTAGGTTTTGATTGTGGGCATGCTGGTGATTTAGTACCAGGTGTTAAATCTTTTCATGAAGAAGTGTATAGAGATATTGAATATGTAACTAATGAATGTAAAAACCTAGCTAAACAATTAAAAGAATTGGAGAATTGACAACACGTACTTAAAAAAAGTCGTACCAGTTTAAAAACTCACAAAAAACTGGTACGTCTACAGGAAAAATAATGATTAATATGAAAAAATCATGTTAGCTAACATACATAAAATCATATTCTAGGTCAACGAGATTTTTTGTTACAAGCATCTTTAAGTTTCTGACCGACCTTAAACTTTGGTTGGTTATAAGCGGCTATTTTTATACTTTCTCTACTTTTTGGATTAATACCATTTCTTGCTTCAACCTTGCTTACGGAAAAATTACCAAAGCCAACAAGGGATATTTCCTTTCCCTCTCCCAAGGCATCAATTACCGAAGAAGTAAATACATCAATAGCCTTTTCAGCTTCTTTTTTGGTACATCCATGTTGACTTGCAATATGGTCGATAAATTCTTGCTTGTTCATTTTAAAACCTTTTTTTAAATTAAAGAGATAACTTAACACCCAGTAGTGCTACAGTACCTTTTACCTTTTTTGCTTTTAGCTCTGAATAGAATTCAGGCTTACCTTTAAGGGTATAAGCATGGATTTCAGCATAAGGCTTTAGTCCCGGTGCAAGTATGTGGCTAACACCTAATTTAACAGAATTTACCTTATTTTTAAACTTATCAGAAGCAAAATATCCTACATAAGTTGTCGTAGCAGTATTATAAGTATAGGCAATACCTGCATTATAGTATTGAGATTTATTACCGGCTTTATGTAATTCTTTAGAAGTCAAACTTTTACCGAAAGAGCCATAACAGGCATTATACTTAAAATCACCTATTTTTAATTCAGCACCGATATTATAAGCTTTTAAGTTACTTAATTTATACTCCCCTAGTGGGTTTTTATCGTCTTTATTGGCAAATTTCTTGATTTTACTTGCGGCTTTACCATGTTCACCAGTTAGAGCTAGTTTTAATTCCGCTTCTTCTGTTAATTTTTGCTCAAATACTATCCCGCCAGTTAGCGCATCCTTAATTGACTTATCAATCTCAAATCTCTCTAAAGCCTGCTCCTCTATTGCGTATTTTGTTATACCATCTGATTTGGTAGATGGTTTATCTATACCAGTATTAGCCGAATCAGGAGTATAAGATATACCAAATTGCAATTTACTTGATTCGCTCAAAGCAAATTTAGGGGTGTAATAATTTATTGTTCTTGGCGGTTCGCTGCTATAAGTTGCTGAGTCTAAACCGGCAGTTATTGAATCACCGATTATAGTTTCTTCCGAGGTTAAGAACGATGGATTTGCTTTTTTACCTTGTTTTAAATACTCTATACCTGTTTTTATGTAGTTTGCAGGTATAGCTCCATCATTTACAGTCATGTTTCTTGCAACAGGAATAGGTGAACCTGCTTCAATTTTACCAAACTCATGTTCTAAGAATACATGAGAACCATTATAATCATTGTTTACTTTTCTTTTTGTTGTTGGAGCAAGTACAATTTTAGCACCATAAGTAATATCGTCAGAAGTATTGGAAATATTAGCAACAAAAGCAGTGTTATTGAAGAAAGCCATGCCTTTTTTATTAGCTGATATGTTCTTCTCTGAACCTTTTAATTTCTCTTGCTTAGCAAATCCACTTTCAAAAGCAGCAAAAGCTCCAAATTTAATGTTTAAACCTGATGCAACAGGTAGGGCTTCACTTGCTAAGGCAGTACTGCAACTAAGTATTATCGTTGATAAAAGATATTTTCTGATTTTCATAATTTCACTCCTTTATTTTTGAAATTAAAAAAACATAACATAAATAATCCCAAGACCAAAATCAAAAAAGCACGAGAAAATCAAGATTAGAAAGTGGTGTGTTATAATTATTTTAAGTAAAGGAAACTTAATTTTATGGCACGGCATCACAACTCTTTCCAGAAACATCAATTTCTTAATGAATCTTTTTTAAAAGAATGGGCGCAAACAGTCTCTGCTCTTAAAGAACCAGCCTTGGCAGAAATATCTTTATATGAATTCTTTAAGGCGGCATGGCCTTATATTGAAGGTAATATGCCTTATGTTGATAGCTGGCATATAAAGGCAATAGCTGAGCATTTAGAAGCGGTTTACGCGCGGCAAATAAAGAAGCTGATTATTAACGTTCCTCCTCGTACCGGTAAAACCAATTTAATATCGGTAGCTTTTCCTGCGTGGGTGTGGATACATAACCCTAGTGAGCGGTTTTTAACTGTTTCCTGCGTTAATTCCTTAAGTCTTGAGCATGCACAGAAGAATAGATCATTACTCGAAAGTAGCTGGTATCAGGATAATTGGGGATATAGAT